ATAGTGCCAGAAGGTCCTGTTGGTCCAACTACAGTAGATGGGGCTCCTGTAGGTCCTGTAGGTCCAATAGTGCCAGAAGGTCCTGTTGGTCCAACTACAGTAGATGGGGCTCCTGTAGGTCCTTGAAGTCCTTGAAGTCCATCAGCTCCTGTAGGTCCTGTTGGTCCAACTACAGTAGATGGGGCTCCTGTAGGTCCTGTGGGTCCAATAGTCCCAGAAGGTCCCGTAGGTCCAACTTCAGTAGATGGAGCTCCTGTAGGTCCGGCGCCACCCAAGGTACCTCCTATGTTTCTCCATAAAGCTCCACCTACAGGTCCAATTTTCAATATATTATTTGTTGTATCAAATCCAGGCTCGCCTTCTTCAAGATTTACTAAAGAGTTTGCCCAATTATCTGCGGTATCTCGGCGCAATTGAAACTTGACTAAAGCAACTGTTGTCATTGTGTATTACAAGTAAATTTTTACTCTTAATTATTCCATATAATGTTATTCTAATTTACAGTATGTTTTATCAAAATAGGTTTAAAAATTTCTTTATTAATAATATTTAACTCATTAGATATTGAGTTTTGATTAGGCACCTCCTGCATCGACAATATCAGAAGAAGTGGTTGAAGCATTACCACCATCAAGAATATTATTTATACTTGACGATGCCCTTCCACCTCCTATACTTAAAATTTGGGTTACAGGGGTAGGAGTCTTGAATGTATTTCTAACACAACACCTATTGATTAAATATATTAATTCTTTAAAATCTACTTTACAATTTATCGATGAATAAATTGGATTATTATTTAAACCAATAGATCCAGGATATTGCACCTTTCTTATAGATGCTTCTGCAAGAATACGTCTTTTATTAGTATAACACTGCGTGCTCATTTACTTTCACCTGCGGGAATTCTAAGTTTACGTTTTACCTTGACAACTGGCACTGTAAGAAGTTCCAAAGGCTCACTCTTCATAGTTTCAAATCGCTGACGCACCTGTTCTACGGGAATGCCCCTGTACACCATCTCTAGTTTCAATTTGAGGAATTTGTCCATACTCTAGTATCGGAACATTTCTTACAGCATTATTCCATGTATTAGGCTGAAATTTAACTTTTTGTAATTCTGGCGGAGTTGCTGTTCCATGACTAGCATATAAAAAGTATGCAAATGATCCTATTGTTACAAGCAGTAATATGACATTAAACCAAATTGAGAAAGCCGAGTCTCTAACAGATTTTACCCATATAAGGTTATTTTCTACTTGGGACGCCGTATCTTTTACCAAATGAAACATCTTACTGAGACATAAGAAGATTGAATGGCATCTTTAACCACAGTCTATGTAATCTCGATAGTCTTAGCAAGTATAGCAGGAATGGGGTCTGCATTTGTAGGAAGTAAAATTTATCCCTTAACTGGAGGTGCAAAAGAAAAACAATCTGATACAGACGCTGAACCTACTCCAGAACCTCAATCCGAAGAGACTCTAGAACCTCTAGAAGAAACAATTAAGAATGAATTTAATATGGATAATGAGTTTGCTAAAAATGTAGTAGCATTTATTAAGACACCGGTTACACAGTGGAATACGATTGCATCAGATCCCCGTGAATTAAAGCAAAAATTCATGAGAGCACTTACTCATCCAAATCTTAACAAATGTCCTCCAAGATTAATCGACATTTGCAAAATTGTAAACATAAAGTATTCAAATATGTTAGATCTTATCAACGGGCGGGACTATACACCGTATGGTGATCAAAGCGCTGATGCGGCTGCTGTTCTATCAAGCAATTCTTAAATGTAATATTTAATTTATCAAGCAAAACATCTATATATTTATTTGTAGCATTATGCTTACATACTGTTATATCTTGTGTTTTACTCTCAAGAATAATACGAATAATTTCATATTGTTCTTGTGGTGTTATATTTCCCATACATATGGCTAATGGAGAATTCTTATACATGAGATGTTCTCTGATAAGATCCATTTAACTATTCATATTAAAGTTTGTTAAAACGGATTTATTAAATACAATTCATTCCTAGAATAATGACATCTAAGCAAAACATCAAGGATAAATTTGACAGCCATCTTCGAGGAACAGCTTGTCCAGTAGGACTTAATTGTGATCATGATGGTGCAGAAGGGCATTATATTGAAAAGATGATGGGGTTATGTCACAACTCAAAATGTGAACCAGATATGGATGGATATGAATTAAAGTGCGAATCTGCTAAAACTACACTGGGTGATTGGTCTGCAAGCGAATACATATTTTCTAAACAACGTGACATATTAAACAAATTAAATAACTGGACCAAGGATGATCAAATGTCAAGACAAAAATTTATTGAGACATTTGGTACAAAGAAAAATGAAAGGTATTCGTGGTCAGGTTCGTGTTTTCCGATATATGGTAAAATAAATGATTGTGGTCAAACTATTAACGTAGATGACTCTGGAAATATTGCTATTCATTACAATTATCAAGAAGATCGTAGAACTGAGAAGATAAATTTTCCTGATTTTCTCAAACAAAATCAAAAGTGCATTGCATTTTGGAGTTCAGATAAATTGAAAAAACACGTAAATACTAAATTTAATGTTAATGGGACATTTAAAATTGTAAAAAGCAATGGAGTATATTCCCATATTGTTTTCTATAAACCATTCACGTATGACTATTTTATTGATTTCTTTAAAAAGGGAACAATTTTATTAGACAGTGGTATGAATGCAGGAACGAGTAGAAATAGACAGTCTTTCAGAACAAAGTCGTGTTTCTGGAATGAACTTATTTCCGAAACATACCCAGAAATTCGTTAGCTATAACAAATCCTAGTTTACATGGAACAGCATTACCAATTTGCTTATACGTCTGAACACTCGATACTGGGAATACAAATGTATCGGGAAATGTTTGTACTCTAGCAGCTTCACGTTCAGTTAGTTTGCGAATTTCAGTATCGGAATATCGAACTAATGCATCGCAACCATCTTTATAGTATCGAGCAGAAAGTGTATAACATGGTTCATCTTCTTTGATAAACTGAGCTCCGAACCCTTTTTTTGATTCTTTGTTTTTTCTCAGTCTTTCAAAGAATCCATTAATCATTTTTTCGCTATGATAGTATTTTTCAGGAATGTCTTCTTTTGGTAGAAGAATGCTTCTACACGCAATATAGTTTTCCTTACTATGCGTAGGAGTAGGATAATTCGGTTCAACTTGGTCATTTCTCCATGCAAGAAAGATAACCCTTCGACGTTTCTGAGGAATTCCATAATCCGGAGCATATAGCTTAGCATGTTTCAAAGAATATCCCAGAGCTTCTACTTCAGACTTAATAATATCCTTGACATATTCATCGTCTGTTTTCATAGTAAGAATCCCCGGAACATTCTCCAAAATAAAGAATTTTGGTTGAAATGCTTTAACAAACCTTAAGTAGTCCATAAATAAGCTATTTCTTGGATCATTGCTGTCTCTCTTTCCGGCCATACTGAATCCTTGACAAGGAGGTCCTCCAATAATAATATCGCATTTTCCATACTTTACAACTAGATCGTCGGGATTTAGTTTGGTGATATCTTCGTTCAACATTGGGTGGTTATAGTTCGCAGAGTATGTCTTTGCAGCATCTTTATCATGCTCAACACCAAACAGTACTTTATAGTTGTTTTCAACAAATCCCCATGTTAGTCCTCCTGCGCCAGAAAATAGATCAACTACAGATGGTCTATTTTCTAGTTTTAATTCTTCTTTAACTAACTCTCGCATGCGCTCTTCTGTGATGCAAGGTGTCTTGCGAGCCACATGAAAGTCATAGTGTCCCTTTTGCTTAAATTCTTTCTTACACTTAGTACATTCATATTTAACCATTTATTAGTTATATTTAACCTGGATATAAATGATTCGTTTTTAAAAAGCATTCAGTTTTTGAGCAAGAGGATTACTATTGAATGCTTTCAGATAACTCGGATCAATTCTTTCAACCTGAGCATCTTCCTTGAGAGGCTGATTAAATTTATATGAACCAAGATGTTCAGCTGATGCAGCGTTTGCTGATTTACCAACATTAAACCGAGACGCATCAATAATGGCTTGCTCATTACGATTGGAAGTTGCCCCAATATTTTCAGGTCCAAGTGCTAGACCAGTTCCAAGAACACCGGCTGGTCCAGGACGCCCCTCAGCTGTTAGTCTCATAAACTCAGCATATGGCTCTGTAAATGCACGAACATATGGAGCCAAGATCGCAATAGTGCCTCCAACAGAACCAAAGTATTCCTTTTCGGTTGTCTCGCGAGCCTGAGCCTTCATAGGCTGTTCGGAGTAGATTCTAGGAGCAGTTTGGGCGCCAACAGCTGTGTTAACGCGATCCATTCCAAGAAGCGCAAACCGATCAGGCTTATTCTTCGTGACATCAGCTTGGATACCAGGTAGTGTTACATTATGAGCTCCGGGTACAACAGGAGGCTCATATGATAGTTTAGGTTTTGTAACTACTCGCATTTCATCAGTTGTTTTGGGAAGCATAAAGTTGCGAGTTTGATCTTGTTGAAAACCGCCTTTAGGAATGTTAGTATAACCGTCATCTGCTCCTGGACCAACCTGAACTTGGTCAATAGGAAACACGTTCTTCATGTTCTGACCACTTACCATGCGAGACTGCATAAACTCTGTTTCAGATTGTCCTCCAAATGGATTTCCTGTTCCGGGTTTAGCATCAAAAAAAGACTTAACTTCGCGCTTCTGAAAATATTCTTTACCTGCACCCGTATGATGATCTAGAACTGAATCAGTTGCTCCAGAATACATGCTCTGTGTTGTGCGAGCTCCGAAGAATGGAACTTCATTATTATGACCCAGATGTTCTTGAGAATGTACTACGTGATCTTGGTGAATTTCAACCGGACGAGGTTTTCCGTTACCATTTGTAAACTTTTCAGATTCAGATGTAGATCCGCTTGATTGATCTTTTGCTAACAAGTATCCAACTGTACCTAATCCTAAGAGAAGAGCTGCTTCAATCATCTTTGTATTTGCCGTTTACTTTTTCTTGTCTAGTCTTGCGGATTCGGGTTTAGGTTGCATTCCGATAACTTTTTGACGATTGTCGTGATGCCATGTCATACTTCGGTGAGTCTGATCTGTTTCAGCTGGAGTTGTTGGAACAAAAGCTGGAGCAAATGGTATGTCGTTTTCCGGAACAAATATATTCCGCTTGATAGGAGTATCTAATGCGTAGTTCATTTCTTATCTTTTGCGAGTGCTTTTATTCCTAAGTTTACGCTTACGTGTACGTTTGCCCCCTGCATTTGGGATATCTCCAAATTTTTCCCGAAACTTGGGGTTTCTTCTAATCTCTGAAATCTTTCTTGCGTAGGGAAGTCTTTCATATGAGTATAGGCGTCTTACATTTGGAACTTTCATAATTTCAAAATTATCGTTTTCTGGAATGTAGACAGATATTTCTTGATTATCCGGATCAGTTGCTCCATTGGACACTCCGATAAATGATCTGTTTTCAAACTTATAAAGTACAAACTCACCATAAGCAGGAAGTGTATCACCACCTTTCATTTATAAGTTCATTCCCAAATCTTTTAGGCCTTATACATGACTTTGAGTATTCCATTCGGACCATCCTGTGCGATTAAAAGCAGCTACAGTCATTCTGCTGATCATGCTCTTATACTTGTCTACCATCTTTTCAAATGAGGCCGGATCGGTATTAGGAAGTGGAAGAGGAAATTTAGATGTTTTATTAGCAGGCTTTACTCCATAGCAGTTAACTCCAAACTTATTAGATGGATTAAAGTACCCACCATTTACTCCTGGTCTTCCACATCCAGTACGCTTTGTTGCATCACTTTCTTGCTGTAGAAGTTCCCATGTAGCTTGTTGTGTAGGAAATAGAGCCATTCCACCCTGTGTCCAGCCATACCCACACCATTCACCTCCAGCAGTATATGCATTATTTACTTGATCATATGTAGCGAGCTCACTACCATATGCAGCACATACTGCAGGTGCATCATCGTATGTATAATCATTTCCACTGACGAAAAAAACCTCATTCTTCTCCAGTGATTGTGGTTGAGGTGTAATAGATATAGCTTGAGCTGGAGCTGGTGTCTTTTCATAAAAACCAATATCAAGCCCATTAGGTGAAGTCTTAATACTTAACACTCCCATCTTAAAAAGCACAAATCCGAGTAATCCTGCTAGTAAAAGAACTACAAATAGTGAAACTACACTTCCTGTTGAAACCACTACTACCACAGATAGGAGAGCTAAACCCGCCATCGATACCATAAGTATTGTTGGAACAGGAATCATCTTTGTTAATTCTCTAGACGATAATAAATTAGTAGTCGCATCTTATTTGAGATCGGAAACTGTTTTGGACCATGTTCTTGTAGCTGGGTGTCATTTATGGTGAACCATGATGATCCTGGTGGCATATCTCGCCCATATCCCCACCAATGTCCTCCATTAAAACAGCTTACCGATATAAGAGCATATTGCCTTTTATTTAGAGCAAGAATACTTGAATAATCTACTGATCCATTTGTAGGAATCATATGAAACATAATAACTTTTGGAAATGATCCAATTAATTGCTGCTTTTTACAACCTTGTTTTCCGCACTTTTCGCACTTCCATTCATCAATTGTATTTTCTTTTACAGCTTCTGTGATACAGTCGATCATAGGACGATTATTCACACTACTTGATATAGGAAATTCAATAACAGAATCTTCTCTTACTTCTTTTACATCACAATTAACACATTGAATAGAATCTGCAATCTTAAATCGCATTAGAGTATCTAAGAATGGAAGCTTATCGCATAAATATTGTAGAAGTTCATGTGTATCGCCAATTCCGTTGCCAGCTGGCATACCCTCTGTTCTAACCGCCTCAAATAGATCTTTTAGACCATCTTCCCCTTTTGTTTTCCAAATTTTACATAAACATTCATCGATTATGTTTTCTTTATCAAATGAATTTGTGTTGTAACGATCTTGTACTTCTGGAATACGAAACACTGCTTGAATACATGTATTTACCCAACAACTTCCTCTATAATTTTGAAGTCCAAACATCTCTTTAATGTTGAAACTTAGAGAAATCTGTTAAAAAGGGTTGCGGTTCGTTTTCATCCATTGGAAACGCTTTTGCTAAATGTGGATTAAATTCATATGTATCTTCATTTTCGTGATCGTCTGACGCATGTTGTCCGACTGATTTAGGTTTTCGTTTATGTTTATTTAAGACTCCTGGAATAGGTGTAATTTCTGGCCCGTAAATGTCGGGATACGAGTTTGTACCATTATCACTTGTTGAAGAAGGTGATGCCGCCGGTTCTTCAATCTTAGGAACTTTAGGTCCATATATTGGTTCTTCGTTAGGAGTTGATGATTTATCTTTTGTCCCGAATGTACGTAATGTTGAAAGAAGATCTTTATTTGTCATCCTTTCAAGATTAGGTTTATAAAATACAATAATTGTAATTGCAAGAATTACTATCCATATCCATACATATTCCATTCTCTTTGTTCACAGCAAAGAAATCTAAGCACACAGAACTTCTACATTAGACACTCTTTCTTCGGAAAAGTTATTATACTTCATAGCAAATGGATGATCTGGGTGTAGTGTTTCACAAATCATGTTGTTTACAACAATTTTTTCGTGTTCATCCATTAAAATATTATACATTACTTCACCAGTGTATTCTAGTTTAATGACATTTTCAACACTTTCTAATAGTTGATGTGCTTCATACATTTGACCATTATATTCTACTCCGTGATACTTACTCGTAATAGTATCTTGATTCGGTATATTGTCACCTAGTGAATTTTTCTTAAAACACACTAAAAATGTATTTTCATCTACTGTCTTTGTAACAGCTATAATGCGTTTATTATTAATTGTGTGAATGCCTGCAACAATTTTATTAATAGATGTTATTCCCTGATCGGTATTAACAGGTGTATTTGCTGGAAAGCAAATAGGAAACACAATTGGAAACCCTAATCCTCTCATTGTACCTATACCTGAAAACGTAACTGCTCCAGTATTACCATCTGATCCACTATACGCAGCACCAGGGTTTGGATTTGACGTACCACTAAACGTGATACTCGCCTTTGCAATAAAAACGCCTCTTAGACCTAAGACAGTAAGCGAATCTACTGTAATAGAAGTTCCCGCTGCCCAATAAATTGATTTTCCCTCAGCACTTGGATGATATGTAAATGATCTTACGTCAGTAAATGTAATAGTGCTAGCACTATAAAATAACCATTGTGGGTTTAAAATATTTGCTGTATTAGTAAATGTTATCGAGCTTCCAGCGGGAAATATTATGCTTGATGCTGAGTCATACCGACCAGGTTCAAAAGTATAATTTGGACCAGTTCCAATTGAAAGAACGGTAGGGCCTATTTGGACACCTTGAAGTTGTCTGAAGAGTGCGTCAGCTTGAATACGTGCAGAGCCATCTTGTGCTACATTATTACCAGCTGTAACTACGACACTATTTACGGTTCCTTCAACAGTTGGTGTAGGGTTAGAACCATAAAATCCATCGGTAAGAGCAGTACCTTGAAGACCTGGAGCAAATGTAACACGAGAGTGACCCAGTACAGCATATGAAGCAAGCGTGCTATAAATAGGGTTCTCTATGAATGTTGTCATAATTACATATACTGAAACATTAAATCTTCGAACATAATTAACAAAATGATATCCAAAAAAACGCGCAAACACAGAAGAAATCGTCGCCGAACTCTTCGTAGAAAGACTCGTAAGGGTGGTAATTCGCAAGCTTTAATTCCACCTACCTCTGCATTTAAAAATGCTGCTCCTGTTAATTCGGACAACGCATGGTATAAAATGGCCTAATTTAGTGTAAATAGATACAAAGTCTGGTTTAGGTCACCTATTATCTCATCTCGTATATTTAGAAGATCACTGTCTGTGCTTTTCAAAAGTTTAGGAAGTTTATTTGTAAGCCAATCAATTGCCGAGTTTAGCAGAGCAGGAGCTTCCTTGTCGTGAAAGTTACGAATCTTAATGATACCTGTGCGTCCACTCAAATTTGGGCGACCATACTTTCCCATATATACCTCTACAAACTTGTCGATGTTTTCATCAAGTTTGCCGACTAGTTCATCTGTAGCTTTATGACGAGGAAAACTCATTGTCTGCCAATGATAAATCTTAATCTGATCACGAAGTGTCATCATAAGGCATACGATTTCACCTGACATTTATTAATAATCAAAGAAAGTAATGGATTTGAATACAATATTTCTATCTATGTTTGGGTTTATGTTTGTTTATGTAGGGTACACTGCTTGGACAAACCCAATTCTTATTGCATTTAACCCTATACGAAATGGTCTTCTTGTAGCGCAAGATTCTGGAAAGTCAAAGCAAATTCAATCAAAAACAGGAGACACCTCTTTACATATAGAGAAGACACGACGTCAAGCTATCAAGACAGCTGGAAGCGCTAACATATTGTCAATTAAAGAATCAGTACATCAACTTGGATCAACAACTGGTGCTATCGAAACATTTCTTATTGGGCGGAGTAAGGCATAAACTCTGTTTTATCATTTTTTTGTTTTAATGTAGCTTTCTCCGAAGCAGATACTCCTTCCCATGATCCAGACATTGCATCATATCTTGGTTGAAATTGAGAATCTTTGCTGGGCTTTATATCTAAAAATCCAGATACTCCAATTTTTGTACTTGTATTTTGAAATGGGATTGAATTTGTAGAAGATGGTGTAGGTATTTTTCCTAATGCGGTAATATATCCACTCCAGTGATTTTTTATGTCGCTCATTTATAGTCTGGGTTCCAATAGTTTTCTCCTTCAATAAACTCTTGAACAAACCAAGAAATAGGGTCATCATTAACATACTTTGCGTCGCCAAAATCAATCATATAGACTTTGTTATTTTTTTCAATAAAGTTATATGGCGTAATATCTGGATATTCGATACCTTCATTATCTAGTAGTATTTTTACCATCTCTCTAATTTGATCCCATATACGGGTAGGGATGTCATCTGAATCTTCACCGTATACATCTGCTAAACAAAATGCATTGAGATCTTCCATGTGAATAAAGCAACTATTATCAATATCTGTTGTATCAATTATTTCTGGAGAGAATCCATACCTTGCTGCAATACTTTGTAACTCGATTTCATTGTAAGAGTTGGTTAGACTTACTTCTTTAACGAACATTCTCCATCAGAAACCGTATTTTAAAATAAAGATTCCGTTTTACTTAGTAAATGGAAGACCTAGAAACCATCGGTACAAATCTGATTAGATCAAAAGACACTAAAGAGGTAAGAAAATTACTTGCTTCTTCAGGACCACTAATGATTGTTGTGTATGCAAAATGGTGTGGACATTGCCAAAGTATGTTTGAAACATGGAAAGAGTTAGCTTCTAAAGTCGATGGAAAAGCAAAAGTCTATGTTATTGAAGCACGCGATTACAAGGATAAAGATGTATCGGGGTATCCTAGCATGCGTATAGTTAAGAATGGAAAATCTAAAGAATATAACGGAGGGCGTTCTACAGAAGAGCTCTCATCGGCTTTACTTACCCTTGGAGGGAAGAGGACCAGAGGGCGTCGTACCAACAAGTTTGTCCGTAGAATTCGGAAGGTTGCGCATAGAACCCTTCGCCGCAACATGCCCCTCGTTTAGAATTTTTCCATGTCTTGCTGGAGCTGCAGACGAGTGATCTGGCTTATCTATATCTTTGGCAAGCCACTTTTTGAATCCATCTAGATCATTAGGTATCATCGCTGATTGCATTGTGTGGAATGTACGCATCGCTTGTGTCTGATCAAACAGATCTGATGTGTCCATATAGATATCAGATGTTTCCTTAAAGCTCTTCATTATCTCTACCTTTACATCTCGTCGATTCGTAGGAGCTGCATCTTTTCTGTTAGGATCATCTATAATTTCTGTTAAAAGAACATTCATAAATGGATTCTCATTTGATGGCATTGTGTACGCTTTTCCGATCTTTTCGTCATTTCCAATAAAAGATTCAATAGTCTTTCCATTGGGAAATAGATTGTGAAGTAAAATTGTTACAACCATAACAATTGGAATTGACATTACATAGGCTCCAATACCTGTAGCCGTAAACAAAATTAATGAAAAGTAAGTTGAAAATCTGACAACTGAGTTTAATGCTTCAGCAGTTGTCATTTCTTTAGTTGGCACAAACTTGCTCCATGTATCTTTATCAAAAAGAACTGTTGGATTCTTAAACCAGATTTGATCGGGCATCTTATATTACTTTGAGTTTTTCTCTTGGAGCTTTCGTTGCAGTCTGGCAATCATTCTCTGTCTGCGAGCTTCAGGTGAATTACCCATCATTACAGCAGGTGGGGCATTTCCTTGTCTGCGTCCCCCTAGAGCGTCATTAAATACATTTCCAAATAAACTCATTACCTTTGCTTTAATCGCTTCGATCTCATTTGCAATTGTGTTCTGATCAAATTCTCCCTTACGAATCTTGTCCTTGATTGTATTCTGAATCTTGGCTACAATCTTTTTAATAGCAGGATTCTCTTGATCTTTCATCATCTCGAATAGCTCAGCAGGATTTTCAACATTAAGTTCAAATTCTGATACATCGAATGATTCCATAAGACTTGTAAAAATCTTCACAATGCGTGATTTAAGAATAAAGTCAAGAATGTCCTTGAAGCGTCCTTCTGATGCTTCATCATTAAGAATATTTGTTACTGCATCATTTGTTTGACCACTGGCATTCCATAGATTCTTGACAATTTCTGAAATCCTACCAACTTTTTGCTTAATATCGCCATGGAAAAATGATGCAATCAAACATGGTACTAGATTCTTAAAAATAAGATCATGCTTTGCTGAGTCGATCTTGCTTAGATTACGTCTAAATACAGTTCGATCTTCATTAAAAAATGAACTGTCTTTCTGAATAATTAGGCTTACGTGAGGATAGAACGATTCAAACTCAGCTACTGCTTCAACCGTGTTTATTTCTATTGTTTCATCTGGGAATATATCTACTACGAACTGTTTGAAAACTGCATTAACGTCCATTTATATATGTATGAATCTAGTCTGTTTAAGCACGATTTCCGGCACGACTTCCCATGAAATTCTTGTCCTGTTCACTTAGACATACGCATCCTGTATCGGTAGTAAATGCAGCGGGACAGCATCCTGGATCGACCTTGTTACCAACTAAAAACATTAGTTTACCGTCTTCCGCCTGAGAAGGTAGTCCGCCTACGGGTGCCGCCGAATGGGGCTCCGTAGCTGCCCATCCAGAAATTCCACCGTCGAGTGACACGCTGTCATATGGACCAATACCACCACCGCTGAGAGGAGCGCCTACTGACTTCTGCATAAAATTCTCTTTGGATGATCCTGTTGGAACATTCATGGACCCAAATTTTACGAAGACTCCGGCTAGGATAGCCGCAACTAGAAATGCGATTACTAAACTAGTCTTATTCATTCTTTATTATGACAACCGTGATTTTTTCACAAAAACCCAGAAGCTCCTAACATCGATGCTATTGTAATTGCAAAAACTAGAAGTTCAGGCTGAAACAATGCTAATATGATTGAGATCGCAAGTAGCGCATATACGAATCCTTTGATGATTGAAATACACAACATAACAAATGATACCGCTGAGTCCATTAGAGTGTTAGCTAAGAATACCGCAATCCAACCTTCTCCTGCGAATCGCTTTAATACGTCTCGAATCTTAATTAAAATATACGATATTGAGCTTGCTGAATTGGCTATTTTTCCAAATGTCATAGCTGCGAATGATAACATAAATTTACGAATTCTCATAAATAAACTTCTAAATATAGACAGTGGTCCACTTATTTCTGTGATTCCTGATGCTAGATCTTTAAAGATTAACATGATCCCATCAATCACAAACTTAAATATGTTCTGGCCAAACATATTCATGCAATGTTGAAAGTTTTCTTCAACTCCTATATCTGGACGAATTAGCCCTGCCAATGGAATATAAATTGGATTACATCTGTATTCATTCCAATGACGTCTAACCTTATCTATAGATTCACTAGCATGAATTATGCCCATTAAGCAAACTGCTACTATTGGAAGGGCGTAGAATAACCACATTTCACTACTCTTTTATCAGGAAACTTATAACGCCTTTATTACTCCCATAATCGGTCCATTCATTACAGATTGTCCAGTCTCCATTCCAGTATAGAAAATTAACATAAACGACATCATCACACCCATAATACGACTCAATAATGTACGCATACGAATAATAATATATTGAATACTGCTCATTAGATTTTGAATCTTACCAAATACACTTCCAACGATACCTAAAAATCCACCTCTCATGCTAGACATTGTAGTTCGCATATCTCGCAAAGCTCCTCCAAGTTCACCAACTGTTTCTCCTACAACATCAAACTCTGCCATAATAGGATCCATCATAAAGCCAGCATAATCATGGAAGCCCTTCATAGTACACTTTGTAAAATTTGTAAACACATCCTGACCAACTAAGCTTGCCAATGGCATATAAATTGGATTACATCTGTATTGTACCCAATTACGTTTTAGATGGTCAACTTGACTCAATGCAAATAAATATGTTGCTGCGCTTATAGCAACAACCGTTGCTACTGCAAAAATGATAGTCTCCATTACTTATCTAAAACGGATTTCTTACGCCATAAAAACACAGATTTAGTATCCAAAATGGAGTATCATTCTATGAGCCTAGTAGATCTCAAGCAAGCCGCAAAGAATCATGTCCCCAAGATTAAGCAATACTATGTTAAGTCTCGTGTAGAACTTATTAGACTGTTAACATTGAAGGAGTTTCCTATTGAAATGGTCAATGCTAAAAAGACAATCGCAGAACTCCGTAAGGAGGCTCAAGATCGTAAGTTGCCTAATATTTGGAAGCTTCGTAGATTTGAATTACTTGAATTGCTATATCCTAGCTCTCAGGAGTATGATAAGAATGACAACGGTCGACAGAAACATTATAACCCAGAGGAGAGTGAATGCGATGAGGTAAGGGTAGACGTGTTGAAAAACGCGTAACATTATTGGTCCAAGTATATTTTGATCGACGAACGTATGAAATTCAGGACTTGAAAAAAACGCCAAAATGTCAGTGGGTGATTTTTTCATTCTGATTTTTGTCTTCGTTTGGATATAAACATAACGATGAAACAATCGCAGACAACTCGTTTAGCACTTGTACTTGGTGGCATCCTTGTTGTGGCCTTTTTAATCTCTAATTATTCATCCGCCAAAGGGGTACTTGGCGAGGGCATGGAGCAACTAACTGGTGCACTTGGTGTTCAGGGTCCTCTTTCAGATGGTGGACCTATGGGATCACCGTCACATAGTCAGGGTGGAAATGCTCAGCCTTCCGAGGGTCTACAGTCTCGTAAGCCATCTGCTCAGTCTCAGTACACAGAGACTCACCTAGCTAAGGATGAGCTTCTACCCAAAGGAGGACTTGGTGCTTCTTGGGCCGCTGTAAATCCGTCAAGTATGGGTGACCTAAAGGGACAGAATTTCTTAGATGCAGGCAGCCACACAAATACGGCTGTTGCGGGTGTATCTCAGACAAACAGAAACGCCTCTTGGGATGTTCGCTCAGAATACCCTAACCCGCAGGTGAAGGTTGGCCCATTCATTAACACAACGATTGAAGCTAATCCTTTCAAGCGCGGTTTAGATTAAACTTGTGAATTAATAATATGATACCCGCTGCTCTACTCACAGCAGGAGTTGCTATTGCTCTTGTTTCAAACAGTGGTCCCAAAAATACAGTAGAAGTTCGGAGCAGGAGAGATGGTAATGTCTATCGTGTCCAGAATTTACCCGATAAACAAGAAGCATGTGAACGTATCTCGAAAATACGAGAGAATCTATGTAAACTTATAGATAATTATAAATCCGATCCATCTGCTATGATGGATCCTCGTGTAAAAGTTTTAGTATCACGATTTAATCCTGAAAATTTTTCAGAGAATGATATTACTGCAGATACTACTTCATATTCTGAAAACAAGGGTGAAAAAATTGTAGTTTGTATTCGTGATAAAACTCCACCCTTTCGGTTTGTAGATGAAAATACTGTTATGTTCGTTATACTACATGAAATGGCACATCTAATGACTACTACAGTTGGACATACTCCTGAATTTTGGACAAACTTTAAACGTATTCTGCACGACGCAGTCCAATGCGGAATTTATACAGCTGTCAACTATACTAAGACTCCTACACCATACTGCGGTATGACAATTACTGATTCTCCTATCTAATGAATAAGATGTTAAGGGGAGAAGTTATCGACCTTTCCTCAAAGAATAAATACAACGTATCATTCTTTGATGATGATTCAATTGATATAGTGCGGCAGAAAGTTGGTGCTGCTATAGATATTCATCCTGACCGTTTACATATTTTGGTAGGTCTTAAGTTACCAGCTGATTATTATGCTAGAGATCCTCGTCACTGGGAAGCTTTATTTGAGCGCCTATCATATAACAATGATCCTATAGAGCAGGATATCTTTAGTGATTACCAGTTGCAATATAGAACACCTAGTACATCTGTGGCATTCAAAGCATATGATAAGGCTGAATGGATGTCTAAACCAGAACCTTTACAAAGTATCTTTGAACCGACTTCTGAATTCTTGGAGTATAGAATTTTGGGAGTTGAAGAAACCAGATCCTACATACTACCTCTCTCCAATCTTTCTTCCACCCTTGTATCCCGTATCGCTTCTGTCAAGTTGCCTATACCCGATAACACAAAATTGTTCAATTCATTTTATAAAACTGAGCAGTTTGTTCGGTTTCTGGTAAGACCATATGATGAATTGGCTGAATCTGGAGCTCCTGTATATTATCCTTTACTGAGATCATCAACGCCTTCAAAGATGACAGAGGAAGGAATTCGTTTGCTATTAAAAACATCAAAGACTCTTGACGACCTACTGAATTTAAAAGTTCCTGAACCATCTGAAGTATCAATAATTAGAACTCGGTTTTACATTCCTTGGGTTGATACAGATTTTGGAGCGGCTATACGTACAAGATTTGAACAAATTTTTTACGGAATTACAGTGTCTAAAGAAGTACCATGTATTTCACTTTTTACATCGAAGGATCAAGTAAGTAGACATAAGTTCTTTACAAAAGATCCTAAAAATAAACAGCCATTCATTGACATGTCATTGTGGACATCTTGGTGGTCTGTAAAGCCAGCACGTAATATTCCCTCACTCATTTTATTCAGAGGCAAATCAAAGCACTACTTTGATCGTATCACAATTACAGCAGGTGATATGGTAATATCAACGCATCGCCCAGAAGGTAATACCGAAACAGTTGAACAAATTCAGAGACAAGTGGCCGACTGGTTATCTGAGTTTGACGCAGTAATGCCGTTTCTAGCAGAATCAGACTTGTACAAAACTAGATGGGAGCTCCAAGATATATCATATCTTGCTAAATATTCTGATAAGCTAGAAGATTTTGATCTACTGCGATTCAATTGTATTTCTAGCATTTTTGATATAGCAGACAAGACCAAGTCACAGTTTAGCTTAATGCGAACAGATCATACTAATAACGGCTTGTCTGCAGTCGAAGTAAAAATTCTTCAGATGATGAAAGATGCAAGTGGAAATTTAAGCTCCGAATCAGTATCAACTGAACTGTCTGTTCCAGTACAAACTGCACGTGAATTAATTCAACATGTACAGACTCGTATAGATGAAGACCCGCGAATCGGAGAAAAAGCATTTCGTGGTTATCCTACTATGCGTTTAGGACCTGATTATGTGATTGTATCTTCTATTTCAAATATAGATAAGTCTCTACAATATTCGAATCTTTTGAGATATATTCTTTCAAATCCTGATTCGGATGATCTAAATAAAATATGCCCAAAACGCGCAGAACGTGTAGCAGCAGAGTCTGCTGTAGTATCTACTGAACCACTTGAAATTGATGCTGCCCTTGAAGAAGAATATTCTGATCTGTTTGCATTTCTTGAACAAGAAGAGACTCCTGATGAAAGTGTAGCAGAAACTGTTGAAACGGTCAACCAACGCATATCTACTGAACAAAAACAAGGAACAACATATAATTACTTTAAGTCTCGCTTACAGAAATTTGATCCTGTAACATTTGACCCAACTGGTTCACAATATCCCAAAAAGTGTGAACAAAAACATCAGCCAATTATATTAAGTGACGTGGATCTTAAGCGATTAGATGGTACACCATATGATGTAAAAAATGGTAAAGTATCAGAAGATCGTATTGTTGATATACAAGATCCAGATGGTACAGTAGTCTGTCCGGACTATTGGTGTATGCGCGATCAAATTCCATTGAGCGATGATCAACTTGATAGATCAGAAGGCAATATTAAGTGCCCAGTATGTCGTGGAAAACTTCAAACGCGCACAACAGACAATCCTCGTGATTTTCCGCTAATAAAAAGAGAAACTGGTTTTATATACCCGGGTTACGTAGATTATAAATCGCCCCGAAACGGACGTCCTATGCCATGTTGTTTTAAGAAGTCTAGATCTAAGAAAAATGACAAAACAGAGAAGATAACTGAGGATAAATACTACGTACTTGGAATTGAAAAAGCAGCCAAACCTGAACGTATTGCATTTCTTCCGATGCCTATTCTTAATTCATTGCGTATCAATGAAAAATATGAATCATTCAAAGACGGAGGAGTTCGCAGATTAATGAGTCCAAATAAGGGATTCTTTAGAACAGGATTGGGTTATCCATCTGAAAATCTTGCCAAATATTTAGGACTAAAAGCTAAAATTCCTTCACCAAGAGAGTCAGTAGATACAGTATTAAAATGTTCATTCTTACACACATGGAAGCGTATTGGAACCGCACATTTAGATTCGATTGAGAATGAACTTAAAAAAACAAACAACGATTCACTAGTTCAAACTGAATTAGCAAAACTTATTTCAGGTATAGATGATGCATTTCATAAGAAAGAATTAACTACTCTTGAAGAATTAGAGTATACTGCATTAGCATTACAGTGTGATGTATTTCGTGTATTCATAGACTCAGCCACATTAGGGTGTATGTTTCATGCTCCAATGGTGAGACCAAGATCAAGAGGAATTATAATACTTCAGAATGAAGATGAAGTAGACATTCTTGCATACACAGAACGCAAAACTCGTGGATTTGAATTTAGATGTAATATTTATGAATCCCCATTTACAAAAGATACATATGTTGAAGTAGAAAAACTACGTAATCAGTCGTGTAAATTAAGAATTCCGTCTTATAATGATGCTCTTCTTGCTATTCAACAACTACTTCCATTAATTGAAGCAGATGATTATCAGATAATATTAGATCCATATAATCGGGGACAAGCATTATATGTCCCCAGTAGATTAATACTTCCATTCCAAAGCACACCTTTACCTGATGTATTACAGTCAAAGATAAGTGGATATAAAGAAGTAACAAATGAAAACCTTCCAGAATATGAATCGATGAAAGTATTGCTTCAGACAGCAGCCAAGATATCAAATGGCTTTGCTTATAAAGAAGATCTATTCAATAATAATCGTCAGAAGGTCGAAATATTACTCGAAAGCGGGCTACGAATACCTATAAAACCTGTTCAAGCAGAACCACGCGAAGCTAGCGAGGTAATTGAAACAGTTAGAGAATTAGGCGAATCAGAGCTAGTCTTCGGAAAGGAGTCGTCAGAGCTTAAGCAACAACAACGGGAGATTTCCTACTCTGCTGAAATATATGAATTTTTATTGTTTCAACTCACCAAAGATCTAGAAGTAGACTATAAAGAATTAGGTAATGTGTTAAGAGATGTTTCTCCAAAGTTACCAAACGTTCAACCATTACTGCAAAAATGGTTTGAGGAGACAACACAGTTTGTAGATATAAAAGAACCTAAACAATTTTTATCTAAAATAAGAGAACCGTGTAATGATTCATGTGAAGGAGAATTATGTGGATGGGATGGTGATGTATGCAGAGTACAGATTAATTCGGGAATCAAAAAAGAAAAGTTATTTCACCGGCTTCTTTCAACTCTTATAGAAAATTCAAAAATCCGTTCTATGGTTTTAGACGGGCGAACAACACCTTTTTTTAGTACTATTTTATATTTAGAATTGCCACATGAGTTAATTATGACTGACCATGAACTACCTTAGATATCATCAACATTGATTTCATCCTCCTCCCTATCAAACTCAAAGCCGCCATCAGGCGTAGGATTGTCTGACTTGAGAACATCCTTATCAACATTCGTGATATCAAGGATTCGTGGATCAATAACTGTCTCCCTGCGCAAACTATCTAGATCATCTTGCGATAATACTGCCATAATTTCATACTCAGCTGATCCAGAGATTCCTGAGTCTGCAATTGCAACAATCGATCCAACATCGATCCAAACACTACGCTTACCTTTTCCACGAAAACTACCGCGAATCACTGACTGAACAGTCTGGGGTTTATTGTCCTCATCGATATAGAATACTTCCATACGTCCACTGCCCAAACGACCAATCACGCGTGCAATATATACATCGTCGGCTTTACCTTCCTTACGAAGATCGTCTATGTATGACTGAATAAAACGCGAATTCTTTGATTGAACATTGGAAACCTTCTTGGACGCCTTTGCACCTGCATTCTTTTGAGGAGGCATCTTGATTGATTGATTGGAAACTTTATTAGTAGCTTGTAACATGATTCGTTAATAACTAATGAATCCGTTTTCAATGAACAGAAGAGCTATTTAGCTTCTCAGTTTATTGTATTTTCGTTTTAGGTATTTTAATATCTACGTCTTCCACCCAGTAGAGGAGTTACAGCAGGAGCAGTAATACCTGACCAAGCCCAAAATACTAAACCACCGCCAATTGCAGCGGACACACCATTTACAATCCAACCGGACCTATTTCCTGACATAACAATGTTATAAATAGACGATCCTACTAGGTAGAGGGCAATAAGCAATACTAAATAGTGGTACCACATTTATCATTATACACCAAAACTTTACGCGACAACTGCAGGCTTGATAAAGTGAACCTTGAGGAAGCTCTGGAGGTTGAGGTACGTTACCTCCTGACCATCCTTCACGCGGAGGAGCTTACCAAGCTTCGTGTCAGGGATGATACGGCGCTTGAAGTTCGGGTCAAAGCAGTTGTGCGCCTTGACGTAGGTTGACACAAACTTCGTAACATCCGTCTGGCTGCGCTGGCTCTTCGCGGGGAGACCCATGAAAGAGCAGAGCTCATCCGTAAGCGGGCGCATCTTGAGGAACGCGTTGTTGGCGCGGCGAGCATCCCACGCAGCCTTCTCCTCGGGATTGAGCGTCGCGGGATCAACCTTGCGACGCTTCTTGGAGTCACGAGCATCACGCTTGATCGCCTTGACAGCCTCCTGCGCATCGTGGACTGCGGCGCGAACACGAGACGTTAGCTCAGAACTAAGCGTCTTGAGCGTCTCCTGAAGACCAGATAGAATCTCAGGAGCAGTGCGTGTCTCGACAGCTGGTGCATCACCAGCAGGTGCAACTACTGGTACAGTTACCTCCGACTTGGCTGCTGCCTTACGAGGAGCCTTGGCGGGTGCAGGTGCAACGGGGGTGGAGGCCTCAACGGGCTTCTTTGCGGTCTTCTTGTCGGCAGGCATCGTGTTTGAATTAACGGTGGACTTTGAGGCAGGCATTTCTAACGCGTTGGTATACTACTATGTATCCTTACCTGTTTAAATCACAATCTAACCTCGAGGATCCGTATTGTTACAATCGATGTAAAGCACTCATAATAATAAAACAAATTCCATAATTATCCGAACAATCGTTAAGTATTGTAACAAGAACCCTTGCAGTTAAATATGATAATCTCTTATTGTCGATTAATGTTGAAAATTCTCCAAGCAATCGTTTCATCCAAAACACATATTTATGACGTCTAGATAGACTAGAAGTGTGTTCTGCAGCTAATGCTACAAGATCCTTCTGTATGATTGTATTAAAAATAAACAAGCGAGTTTTATTGAGTGAAGTGAAGTATAATGGAGACATATCAAAAAACCCGTTCTCTACTATAATTTGACAAACATGAGTCCATGTCGATAATATAATTTCGTCAACTGTTCTCTTATCCGAAACATTATGCATGTTATTAAGATTTCTACGATGCCTCTTAATACACAATTGTCTTAGTCTGCGTCGTGTATCTATCGTAAGAGGTTCTCTTGTGTAAGGATTAAGAGGCTCAATTTTTGACATACAGTTTTCCGATAAACTTCTAATGTCAAACCAATACACTTTACCGCCTTCCTCAAATGAAAAGTAATCAAATGGATTTACACTTCCTTTTTCATCAAATGTTACAAGTTCTTCGTTATTGTGACATATATTTCTGTTAAGAACACCTGGTCCTGCTATTTTTAGCCAGTGTCTTACCATGTATCCTCTCCAAAGTTTTTGAATAATTATTGCTTTATCATCTAGGCAGTTTATCTCCTTCCATAGTCGTGGATTTTTAACTTTAACATGTTTACCACACATAATCATACCTTTTAGAGGTTTACTAGTGCACTGCTCGCTACTAGTTTTATTCTTGCACGAAGCACATTTCATTCTTGTTAGTAGATCTGGAAACCTTCGTTGAAAACGGATTTACGGTAAGCAAGTATAGTACATACCACAGCAATCAATCAATCACAATGAGCCGCCCAATTTCAATCCGCAATCTCGATGTCAACAAGGTCAGCTTCGTGCCTGGACCTACCAAGCCTGGACGCAACCCTGCAATCAACCTAAAGTATGATGGTCAGAATATGCAGATTCTTGTTCCCCGACTTGCATTTCCAGGTGGTGTTATGGTTCGTACAGATGAGAAGTCTGGTACGACCGCATATACTCTAATGGGTACCTTGACTGGTTGTGATAACTACGCAAAGGATCGCGCGCCTGATGGGACAGATATTCAGAAGTTCTACAACTTCCTAGTTGATCTAGAGGAGCGTATCATTGCCGCCGCTGTAGAGAACAGCGTAAAGTGGTTCGGTAAGAAGCGTTCCGAGGAGGGTATTCGCGAGGGCTTCAATCGCATTGTTGGTACGTCGAAAGACAATATTGACGGCGAGTGGGTGCCAAATGGCAAGTATCCGCCCAGCTTTAAGACGAAGATTCCGGTATACGATGGCCGTGTATCTACTGAGATCGTAGATGGCTCTCGTAACCCAGTCTATGCAACGCCTGATACACTAACGTCTATCTTTACAAAGGGTGTTGAGGGTAATCTCGTAGTGAGCGGTAGCATCTACGTAATCGCTGGCGGTGGCTTTGGTATTACGTGGCGTCTACAAACTGCACAGGTGTTTGCTCGTGCTCGTGTTACTGCGGCTGATATCTTCAGTGCTGAGGATGATGAATCTCCTGTAGACGAGCTTGCTGTAGCAGATCATCCTGAGGAGTCACAGCGTCCAGGGACTCCTGTAGATCAGTCGACTGTTCCGGTTCCACCTGTTGCACCTGCTCGGAAGCGTCGAGTTGCAGCATAGACTTCTCGTATAATACAAAATCATCATCTAAAAACAAAATAGAAAACTGATTAAAATCTAAGCTAGAAACTAATGCCTCGCGACAATTGTCGCTAGCCATTAGTGATTTTTTGCTACATACTTTACACGTATACAAATCTGGTTTATTAATCAACAGTTCGGGAGTCATTAATAGAATCCCACTATTCAATGCCTTGTATGATACTGTTTTAAAATCCGCATCAAGGCAGTCTTGATACGCTTCATTAGACAACTTCGACCAGAGTGTTCTATTAGTACATTTCCACGAAATATCTTGAAAAAGAGTAGCATATGGGTTATTGTAAAACCAAAGCGATTTGAACAATGCTGGATCATCTGCATCATGTTCGGCTAAACCTATTCTTTTTGAATCGTCATCATAAAGCCAATATACATTAAGTTTGTGATTAAGATAGTCTGGATCTAGCGAACCACGATATACATCTTTTTCATCGTATGACCACTGATCAGCGTCAATATCTAAGTCATGCTCTACTATGTCAGATGATATGTTATTGTATATCAAACCTTTACGAAGTAAGGAAAACATTTAGTTAGTTATTACATAATAAGTAACTAAATGCCACGCGGTGTAAGAACTGATAAAGACGGTAAGACATATGAAATTATTAAATTTATCGTACGATGCAATTTATGCAATTATAGCATAGAGTCAATATCGCCAGAACATACTATTACATGTGTATGTGAAAATCTTACAATACGAGGAGGTACAGAAGATAGTAGATTCATATCTTGCTTACATGATCTTATAACAGATGTCTCGGAGTGGAAGTTGATTAATTAATATATACTAGTGACAATGTATTCTTTAGACAAATTAAGTGTCTATATTTTTAACTGGAAAAAAGTAACAGATAACAGTTTAAAATTATATGAAAATATCAAACCAATTGTGAAAAATACAACTATTATCAATTGCGACGAATCGCGACCAATAGCCAACAGTATACAATTAGATGACTCTCATTATTATGGTTCACAGTATAACCATGCTATTAAACATGTAATCAATGGTAATATATTATGTCTAATAGTTGGTGACAATATATCTAATAATAATTTTCAGCTATTATTCGATACTGCAATAAAAACATTTAATTCACATAATGTTGGCGTATATGCGCCTAATGACAGACGATCATACCACCAAGGTGTAATGACACAATATAGTAATTCATTGTTTAATATAGAAAATACTGACTGTGGATTTTGGTTTATTCATCCAGATATAGTATCTAGACTAAGATCTATAGACTACTCTAAAACAAAGTATGGTTGGGATATAGACAAGCTTACTATAGAATTTTCTAGAAAACAGGGCATGTTAGTACTGCGAGACTATTCTATACATACAGATCAACTTGATCATACATGTGGTTATGATCGTTGGGAAGCAGTAAAATATGCTTCAGAATTGCAAGAAGAGTTCAAATTAATCGAATGATACTGTTATTTTAACATCATGTCTTGCAAGAGATTTGGTAGCAGAATTAGAAAGTTCATGTCTCTTTTTACGCGGGACACTTTCTTCTTTTTGTTCATGAAGACGTTCTTCCATATCAGCATGAACTTCATCGTTATGCTTTTCTAGATAGTCTAGGATGTCATCAGTAATTGCCCATTCGAAAAAGTTTAGTTGACCTACAGTAGTACTTATGTCATGAAAAGCAATTCTTTTCCATCGACAAAAAGGGTCGAACATCTTCTTGCTGTATGCCTTGAGATGAGATTTGTAAGACAGATAGACGATGACATGCTTCTGCTCTCGACTTAGATACGCTATGTTGTATTTCTTTGCGTAATTCGTTACGAACCAATCTATAAGACGGAGCGATAGTTTGGATGTTCCGTCTATGATCGATTTCACTCTTTCGAGATTCTGGGGATTTGAATAAAACCGTTCTAGACGATATAGTACCCATTGTTCTTGAGATTGGATTTGTTGTGTCATTAGATTGACATCATCAGTTCCATGTAAAACGAATATAATATACTAACATTATGATTAGATAAATGGAACTACGTGAAAAAGTAAACGAACTTATTGCAAAGTATGGCCAAAACGATCAACGAACAGATGCATGGCATATTAAGCGTGGGGAGATGCTAACTGCGTCTGAAATTTATAAAGCACTACCCGATGCTACTCCTGCTCAGAAGCATGAGATTATGATAAGTAAACTAATTCCTCGACCACGTAGCGAAGGAGCTGGTCCACGTGCACTTGTTTGGGGGACACGATTCGAACCAATTGCAAAAGAGATTTATTGTAAGTTGTCTGATTTTCCAATCGAAATTGTAGATACAACGTGTATTCCTCATCCAACAGTGCCTTTTCTTGGTGCATCGCCTGATGGAATTATTCTGACCGATGGTATTCGTCATGGACGTCTAGTAGAGTTTAAGTGTCCTATTTCTAGAGTATTTTCAGACGACACCGAAGTTCCGAACTCGTATTATCATCAGATGCAGCTCCAAATGGAATGTACTGGTTTAGAATTGTGCGAATATATTGAGTTTCAGTTCAGAACACCATCATACTCGGAATGGGTAGACTCTAAAGCGGAGTATAAAGGATTCTATGCGGTAACTGATGATGAAATTGATGTAAAATATAAAGACTTGTCCGACCAACGTGATCCTAGCACATGGCGTCGCGAAGTTTTAGAAACATCAGATGATTGGAATTTAGTATACTGGACACTTGAAAAATATTGTATGAAGCTTGTAGAACATGAGAAAGATTGGCTAGAAAAAAACCTTCCAAGTATTACCAAGGTTTGGAATACAATTATGGATCATCGTACAAACTTTACATTGCCAGAGCATCCCAAAGAAAAGACTACTTTAACACTCTAAACTAATGCATATAAATGCGGTTTGCATTAATTTTAATGATAAAAAATGAAGAAAAAATTCTAAAGCGATGTTTAGAATCAGTTGAAAATCTTGTCGATTATTTCTGTATAACAGATACTGGTTCAACAGATAACTCAATTGCGATAGCAAAAGATTTTTTACAAACACGTAAGGGAAAACTTTTCAATAATGAATGGAAAAACTTTGGAGACAATCGCAGCCTAAGTTTTTCAAATGCGAAAGAATACTTAATATCAATTGGTTGTGATATTACAATAACATATGGTCTTCTACTCGATGCAGATATGCTATTCGTACAAGGAACATTACAGGAACAAAATCTAACTGATATAGGATATAATTTTATTCAAGTAAATGGAAACTTGGAGTATCAAAATACTAGACTTGTTCGAATGGATTATCCTTGGAAATGTCTTGGAGTTACACACGAGTATTGGAACGGTAATACAACTCATATACCTAAAAATGTTTGTTACATAGATGATAGAAACGATGGAGGATCTAAAAGTGATAAGTTTCAGAGAGATGAAAGGTTATTAATAAATGGACTAAAAGATGAACCAACAAATGTGCGTTATATGTTTTATCTAGCACAAACATATAAATGTTTACATAAGTGGAAAGAAGCAATTGACATGTATAAAATTCGTATAGAAGCCGGCGGCTGGGCTGAAGAAATTTGGCATTCGTATTATAGTATTGGAGAATGTTATCGTAATATGCAAAATGTTCATGAATTTGAAAACTGGATGGGTTTAGCACATTCATACAGACCAACTAGAAGTGAAAGCATATATAGCTTAGTTAAATATTTTCGAGAAGTTGGACATTACTATAAGGCATATCATTATATAAAACTTTGTGAAAATACTGTATTTCCAAAAGATGACGTTTTATTTATTCAAACAAATGTATATAATGGTCTTTTTGACTACGAAGCTTCGATTGTAGAATATTACATTCATAAAGAAAGATGCTTAGAAAGAACAATTAGATATATGTTGAAGCTACCAGACTATCAACACAATTGCTTATCGAACCTAAAATTTAGTATAGAACCTCTTAAAAATTCTAAGATTACAAAGTTAAATATTCCGAATGCATTTGGTGATGATTATCATCCATCTGCAATTTCTGTATGCGGATATCCTATGTGTAATGTAAGATATGTAAATTATTCGATTGAGAATGGCGAATACCTTACAAAAAACGGAGATCCTGTACAAACACATAATGCATATATAAATCTAGAAACAAATGAAGTAGTTTCAAAGATGGATGATCTATCAATTAAATTAAAAAGATACGATACATGTGTCAAAGGTCTTGAAGATATTCGACTATTTAAAAGCAATGATATTATTAAGTTTACAGCAACCTCTGTTCGCGAATATGAAGAAAACGCTATTCGTGTTATAACTGGTGATTACTGCACAAACGGACATTATGAAAATGTTAGAGTTCTTAAAACACCTACAATGAGCTTGTGTGAAAAAAACTGGATTCCTATTGAAAACACAAGTACATTTATATATAAATGGTACCCATATACAATTATAGACGCAGAGAGTAATATTCTAAAAACAGTAAATACTCCACCATTATTCAGCTTATTTAGGGGTTCTGCTCCTCCATTTGTTTTTAGAAGTGAAGTACTGGTTCTTGTTCATTTTGTCGAATATTCTAAACCACGCAAATATTATCACTGTTTTGTAAAACTCTCACTCGATTATAACATAATATCAGTATCACTGCCATTCTTTTTTAGAAAAAGCGCAATTGAATACTGTGTTTCAGTTATAGAAAAAAATGGTAAATTAGCATGCTTTGTAAGTCTTAATGACGCTGATCCCCATGAAGTAGTAATTGAGTATTCTGATCTAAAATGGATATCAATCTAAATTAAAATTAATTGTTTGTGTCAGATTTGAAAATGACGGACGCTGAAATACTAACTTCTTTTTGAAAAATAATAGATTACCAAGTTTAGACCAATATCTATCAATACAAAAATTATGATGATCAGACGTACTTATCATTTTAGACAGTCCTTCATCTGATACTTCAATAACATTATCAACGGTTTCTCTATTAAGAATATAAGCAGAAGATGTTGTACAGTGTTGTTTTGTGATAGACACTAGATCATCAAATGGTAGTCGTTCACCTATTTTACTCAGAGAAAGAAAACAAATATTATAATTATATTTTAACTGAAAAAACTTATGTAACGATTCTAATACAATCTTACGGTCATCAATGAAAACAATATCATCTTCTAATATTAAGCAATTACTTTTGCCAGATTCTTTAAAATGCTTCATAACATCTACGTGATTTTTAGTAGCACCAACATACGGAGCTAACATACCTTTCTCTGCTTTATAGTGATAAACTCTATGAATCGGTGCTCTAACACTAGATAAAGCAAGTAATGTATCACTAAGTCTATCAGATCTGTCTTTTAAATTTAGAATATAAATTGTATCAATGGATTCCCATGCCGGATCATATTCAACGGTATCATGAGTTAACTGAAAAAATAAGGAAATGTGGCGATACAACTTTGATGTAGATGGTAAAGCATGATGCCAGTCGGGGTAATTTCCATATACAATAATTATTTCATTTTCAGCTGGTTGTCTCTGCGCATCAAATGTTGCTATAATTTTTTTACCAAGAACTCTAAACATATAACTAGAGTTGTCATATGTGTGTTGTGTTAGTTCGGCAAATTCATATTGTGACAACCAATATTGACACTTCGGAATATCTTTAAGATAATAATTAGCGGAATAACAACAGTCGTAAAATTTACTTCTTAAATGATATGGTATCCTTAGCGGATTTAGTTTATCGGTAAGATGCTTTACAATCTTGAATTGGTCTTGTTGTCTAAGAAATATAACCTGATTAACTATATCACCAATAAAATACTCAAATTTTGGAACATTATTCCAAATTACGTTTCCAATAAAATCATATTGGTTAACTTGTGATATATCTATTAGTTCGACATGTTCTCCCGCATACGCATGGTTATTAGTGTGGACTAAACTATCTGACTTGACCAAAGGATAAAGATGAGTTTTTAGATAAGACATATCTTCAGAATATATTATTGTAGCATCGAGGCCTAAATTTATATTCAGTGTTTTTTTCCAGCCAAAGATGCCACCCATAATTGGCTCTTTATGGTAATAATGATCGCGTACAATATGATAATTTTTTGATGACTTCAAAAACTGTTGAATGCACCATCTATCTCTTTCATAAATTCGAGAATCTGCATCTCTTACAAATCCAAGATCTGCAAAGGTAAGAGGAAGATATCTAAAAAGCATATTTATTGCTCCTTCTCGCTCTGTTTCAATAACTTTGATATTTTTTCCTTGAAAAGTCCAAGTGGCATCGCAGAAGCCTTTATAGATATAAATTTCAAAATCTGGAAAATATTCATTGATTATATTAATATTTTCAAGAAGACCATTATAGTAGTTTAACTCAGATCCGTATATACAAAAAGAGAATACTTTCATTTGATATAGTAAATACTTTGCAATAAAATCACTATTCATAGTGGAAACTATATGCTAAGAAAGCATTTATATCTTATTTCAGAATATAGTCATATACAATGATAATCGGTATAACATTAAATTTTAATTGAGGTCATCTATATTTAAATACATTATATAGGCTGAAATGAATTAAACATATTCACACGGAAAGGTGTTTCTAATCCAGGTATAGCTTCTAATTGAGGAGGTGTTGGAATTACATGATTCGTCTGTTGAGCATATGATGATCTAGATGTTTCAGCTGTGCGTCTCACATTCCCTTGCTCTAAAAACTCAGGAACAAATGTTTCTTGAGTTGTATGTCCTGATAAATACCATACAAGAAGTATTCCAGCAATTATAACAGCATACTCTAAACCTTTCATTTAATTGTAAGCACACAGAAAACGGAATCGGATTTTCATATCATGTATTTAGTTAAACAATGGAGGAACGAGCTCTTTCAACTCTCAAAGTTATTTTAACTGAACGTGGTATCATTGGTGATAATTTTCAACAAGCTACCTCCAACCTAGATGACACAAAAATGTATACGTTTGCAGGTATTCTAATTATATTCAGTACCAAAGCACGTATCTCTGAGAAAGATCTGAATACCTTTATTGAATATGCAAGTGAGAACGGTTATTCGAGCGGAACAATTGTAGTAGGACTTTCTCGTTTATCAGAAGCTGTTATTACTGCTCTGAGAAATCATGTAAATCAAAAAGATGTGCCATTACTTCAAGTATTTGAAATTCGTCACCTACAGCTAGTATACGGGCATCACGTAAAAGTTCCCAAGCATCGTATTGTTGCTGCTAGTGAACTGGAAGGAATTTTGAAAGCTACTAATGCAAAAGATCCGTCTGTATTTCGTAAAATTGATTCACAGGATCCTATGGCTAAGTGGACAGGTGCTCGCCCAGGAGATGTTCTTGAAGTCACTGGTATGTGTGAAACTTCCGCTGAGAATAAGCGTTATCTATTTTGTATCGCAGATGTAACAAATGGATAGCCAGTTTAATTCGCTTGTACAAAGTTATAGCAGTAATTATGTACAATATAAAGTAACTGGTAATCCTTCTTATCAAAATGGATATGCTGCTGCCCAGCAAGGATTGGATAGTATTGTTGGACAACTAAGAGAAGAAGTACATTCAGGCAAAGAACAAATTTCTGCTTTTTATAAGTCGGGCGTTGATCAAAAGATAGCAAGTCTTAATATGAAGAATCGTAAACTACAACGCGGTATTCTTACAGAAAAAGATGACATTGCTGCCGCTACTATTAGAGGAGAGCCAAGTCTTGTAGCTTCTTCTATAACAACCAGTCAATATGTTGCATTAGGTGTGCTAGGTCTCACCACGGCGGTGCTGATGGCTTTGTAGAGAATAGACCTTTTAGATTTTGCGACCATGTTGTAGATAACACAGTCCAACCAAGATAGAATGAAAGAGCAACTAGTAACGCAACGTATACATAATACATAAATGTTGCGCTATCTAATTTTTCAGATGTAGTGTGTTTTATAAGTTTAAGAGTTTCAATCTTATCTTTAGATTTTTCAATTTCCGCATATTCTTTCTGGTAGTTAACAAGATCATTAGTTAAGTCATCAAGTTCTTTAGGTTGAAACCTATCTGTTCCTTTATTAAGAATAGCTATAATACTACGAAGTTCATCTGCAAGCTCTGCATTAATTTGTTGAACTCGTTGAACTAAGATTAACTGCTCACTATTATCGGGTTCATTAATAGCAGCTGATAGAGCAGCGGAATATTCTCCTTTCAAAAATTGATATTGTTTCTTAAAGCTTGTTAATTCAGCACTACGTGAATCTTGAAACTTTTTGACGTCCATTACTTTTGTTTGATAGTAAATAAATGTCTTCTATACTTCGTAGTGCAAATAATAAGGGTTCGTATTATGGAGATGCGTCTTACCGTACAGCTTACCTACGAAAACAAGCCATAATATCTGGTCAAAAACAAAAGACCGGAGATAATACGTTTCAATCTGCAGGACCTCAAGCTAAAAAACCGCTTATTTCAGAGCATCATCTCACTAAAGGAACTAGCAATGGTGTAATGGAAGTATTTATGATAAAGAATCCTTCAGGAATCTTTTAAGTGAAAAGAATAACATGGCGACGTTTCAGTCAGAGTATGAGACTTCAACAAATGCAATTGATGATATCGTGTCAACACAGTTATCATCTGTTATAAATTGGAAAGGAGTATCAGGAAGTCTTCTAAAAATTTCATCATCTGCCGCGGGGTTTGTATGGGGTTACAACGTAGGGGGAACTGTATATATGTGTCAGCTTCCGTGTAATGGAAACTGGATAGAAGTCGACTTTAACGAATATCAAGTGTCAAACATATTAGACCTGACTACAGATCAATCAAACCTATATCTATTATACACAACTTCAGCGGGATCTACAAATCTGCTTGTAACACCTGCTACAAATCAAGGAACTCGCACAGTTATCAACGTACCATTTTCTGCTACAAGTATATTTTCAACTCACACTTACATCTGGGCACAAGATGGTTCAAATAATAAACAACGATGTGCAAAGCCATGTAGTATGCCAAATTGGCAGATATCTGGAGATACATCTGTAATGATTACATCATCTGAAGACGAAACATTATTTGGAAAAAATGCTAGCGGACAAGCTATGCAAACAGATGAGAACTTACAGTCGCAATGGCAAGCAATAGGTGATGTTAATGGAACAATTTATGGAAAGGGTTCCGATGGTACATTGTACGGAATAGATTCGTCCCAGAATGCATTTCAGTATAATGGTACACTATCTACATTATATACAGGCGGATTACCTGCTACCAATCTTTCAATAGATGGTGACTCAATGTGGATGACAACATCTACGCCAAGTGAACTTGGTAATATTTTCACTCGCCTACAAAAACCAGATTATACATCGATCATGAATTCGGTGTCTCCCATAGACAGAACCCGTGACAAAATAGCGGACACAGTAGAAACCAAATTTCAAAGACAGACAGATGTTATGATTGTAAACAAACAGTCAAGTGATATTGTTGCATTTTTTAAGAAGATGTTCAATATAGATAATGAGACAAGTAAACGAGCCAACGATCAGGTTGGACAACTAAGCCAACATATTCGTGAATCTCAAAAACAACTTGACGAAATATCTTCAATAGAACCTACTATTTTTGGTGCCATAGGGCTTTTAGTACTTGTATTATTAATATATACAATCGGTTCACCTATTTTAGGTAGTTATGTCCATACAGTTGCACTACTTGGTCTTGGAGTTGGAATAGCACTCTTGAACTTTTCGGATGCTATTAAGTAATGGGTAATCAACCGTCGGCTCCGGCGCCTTCCGCACCACCAGTTCCCCCACCACCCCCACCATGTGACCCAGACTGTCAAAAGCAAAAGAATCTAGTTCTTCTAAAAACAGCCTTAGATAATATAGATGAAACGCAGGATCCAGAGGGATACGCTAAAGCTCGTATAGCATATTTTACTTTGCTTAATGGACAGGGCTGGTTGAATACAGAGAAACAAAGAATAGCAACAGAGGAAGTTAAGCCTGTATTAGATGACTATAGAACACAGTATAATTCTCTAAAACGTGAAAAACAGTCACAGTCTATATTTACTAATTTATCAAATGCACTTACTGCTCAAGAAAGTGTAGATTCAGCCGACAATGCTTTTTTAAAAAAACAGATGGCAAGTGAAAAAGACAAAGCTGATGTTATGAACAGATTAAATGAACTTACGAATAGCACATCTGAAAATTCTCAAGGATATATACCGCTGATTATCGATATACTTATTGGAATACTAATTGTCGGAGTTATATATCTTGGAATTATGAAGATGGATTCGATAAAAAATATATTTGGGTTTTCCAGTAGCGTAACAGACATTACAACATAAAGTATGTATAATAACAAATGAAATTAGAGTACATTTTTCTTGCTGTACTCGTATTTTTAATGTACGGCATTACACTATGGGTTTCAGGACAAGAAGGGTTCGAAAACGAAGGTTCTGTAACATATGAAGATGCTGCGGAAATTTATGATGACGTATATGCGAGTATATACGATCTATTATGGAACCCGCAAGATATGATAAAATATACACAAGTGTCCATGCAAGATATCTCACTAGCAGATTGGAATACAAAGAATGTCCATGTGTTAGATATGGCATGTGGAACAGCACCACATGCTACATGGTTTAAAAATTTAGGTGTTGACTATACGGGAGTTGATATATCTGAAAGTATGTTAAAGAAGGCTCGTGAGAATACACCATCTGCTACATTTCAAAAGGGGGATATCACACAGGTTCACCTATTCCCCCAGAAGGCTATGACACACTGTCTTCTATCGGGATTTTCCATATATCAATTTCAGAATCCTAAAATTATTTCAGATAATGCATATCAATGGTTACAGCCTGGAGGATACTTTATTGTTCATTTAGTAGATCCTGATAAGTATGACCCACTTCACGAGTTAGCATCACCATTTGCTGCATTTTCTCTTCAAAAGTATTCACTTGAAAGACAGACAACTTCCAACGTATTCTTTGATAAGTTCAAGTATACTGGTCGACTCAAAAAGAAAGCAGATGAGGATCAAGCTACATACGAAGAGGTATTTTCCTATTATGATAAGAATGATAACAATGGTTCAAAATATCGTGAAAATAAGCACCATTGGAACATGCCATCAAAAGAGCGTATGATTGATATCTTTAAGACTTCCGGATTTCGTCATCTAGAGAATGTAGATCTAGTCAGATGCGGAAAAGAATATCAATATCTCTGCTATTTTACAAAGTAGTCTAAATGAACTTTATTAAAGACTTTAGAGCTCCAGTTTTTAAAAAGACATTCACACCTGTCTTAGCATCTGCAACTACGGATAAATATCAAGATGCTCTTAACAAAGTTAATCAACAATATGGGAACAGTAAATCCGAAAGCGATAAAGTAACCCTTACCAATTTAGTTAAATCAATAAATGGTATAAAAGAAGAAGAGACCGACGGTGAGGTTCCAGCTGAAGAAGCTTCTCAAACATTAAAAAATTTAATTGCAAAACATGTTGGAGGACGTCGTAAAACTAGACGTTCAAATCGTAAAAAGACGCGTCGCTCCAGAAAGTAATGGATATATATGATTCGCGTACAGTCGCAGATTTTCAAAAATTTACGTTTTCTGGTCATCTAAGAACTCATGTCTATAAGGTCTTAGATGAAAACATTAAATTAGGTCACGCAGACTATTCTTGCTACTGGGCATTAGAGTTACTATGTTCAGGTCTTACTCATTCTCTTTGGCAAACCTTTTTTGAATCTGCTGCTAAGCATATTAATCGCGGAGGTCCAAATACGTTTTTATATTTAGTTCGAATATATGAAAAATTTGCTCCGTATGAGAGCCAGTATAATGCAATACATATGACAGAGTTAAGAAATAACTCAGACGTACGAAATATGATATGTGAAGTTGCGGCAGCACTTGCCTTATGCCGAAAAAATAAGATATCAGCCATTCCAAAAATTAAACCAGATCATGACTTTAAACAAGTAACAATTCATGAAAATTTAAAATCACCGTCTGCTAACTACGGTCGTCATCTCATAAAACAACAAGACCCGCTTGAGCTGTATATACCACTAAATGAGCTAGTATATTGTTTAAGACCCGAAACACGTGATATTACTAGAGCTCTTTATTGGGTAGCATGGATGTTGAAATATGCAAGTCAATATAGAAAGCAGCATAAGAAAGAATTAGTTTGTTCTGCGAGATCAAATGATTTTATTGAAGGTAAGTTCTATACTCATACAATATGGGTTATATGGGCGGCAGTATTAGATGCAGCTAAAACATCACCGCAAAGTGGGCTTCTAAGAGAATATATTGAGTCAATCTATAAGATTCATTGCTTAAGATGGGCACCGCCTTTACTAAAAACACGTCTATGTTTTCTGATTGTTGCTATTCAATTTATATGTGAAAGTACAACTCTTGACGTTCACTATGCTGTACCACATGATATGTCACTTGTACAAAATGTTATGTCAAATATACCCCAGTGGATTCAAGCAATTATTCAAACCCAAAAAACATTCTCGTGATAATAACCAAATGCTGAATTCAAAAGTCAAACATGCGCTTGCACTTGCCCTACTATTTTTTGCGGTGTCATCTCCGTATACATATAAGGTTGTAGATCACGTAGTTGGAAGTATTGTTTCAGCTTTAGCGCCTCAGCTATCGTATGTGTTCAAGGTCGCTGATGCCGGATGCCCTACAACCTATGGTCTAGCCGTACACTCTGCGGTATTTGGTCTTCTCGCATACTTTCTACACAATGCGTAAGAAACGGATTTAGTTAGACATATATAACTAGTAACACGAATGAGAGCCTTAATTTTCGATACAGAGACTACTGGGTTACCAAAGTCAAGAAGCCCAGCAACAGACGGACCCAACAACTGGCCACATATTGTGTCTATTTCTTGGGTTGTTTTAGATGATAACACGATCATAAAGCAACGTGAATATATTGTTAGGCCTGATAACTGGGTAATTCCAGAAGATTCAGTCAAAATTCACGGAATTACGAATGAAATAGCAAATGCAAAAGGTCAGCCTCTACAGACAGTTATGATGGAATTTCTTGGAGAACATTGCGATGTTATGATTGCACACAACATGAGCTTTGATTATAATGTTATCATGAATGCTATAAAGTGGGATCTTGAGTTTGATTTTAACGGATTTACTGTACCCATTCGGTGTAGTATGATTGCTTCAAAGTCTCAATGCAAGCTACCCGGTAGATTTGGATATAAAGTTCCAAAGCTAAAGGAACTATATGAGTTCATATTTAAGAGATCGCCAAACGATAGTAAACTTCATGGTTCAATGTATGACGCACTTATTCTAACTGAATGTATTCAACACTCTAGTTGGTTACAGGCAGCATTAAGTTTACCTGTAAGCGACCCTACATCAGGTAATGGAATACGTACGCTCAACTTCAATTTCAAGTAAACCAATTGAGAGTAAAAATGTTACACTCATTTGGGCAAATGATGGATGGTGTTATATCCCACAGTTAAAACTAAGACAACGTTTCACAGAAACACATTATACATCAGAAGAGTGGATGGGTACTATTGCTATGCCCGAATACATCGAGCAAGTTACTTGGGCTCTTCACTCGAAAGAACCGCGGGTTTGGCAGGAGAACGACGAGATCTACTCGCTGAAAGCACCCATCCAAAAAGTACGCAAGAACAATCAGCGCCAGCGAGAGCACTATCAACAATATCAACGGCGTTAGCAAGTTGAGGAATACGTTCTACAAGATGATTTAGTGCGTCGTTGGCGATATCATCAACCTTTTTTGCTGTCTCTTCTACTTTAGATACTAGATCAGGTACTAGCTCTTCTACTTTAGATACTACATCAGGTACTAGCTCTTCTACTTTAGATACTACATCAGGTACTAGCTCTTCTACTTTAGATACTACATCAGGTACTAGCTCTTCTACTTTAGATACTAGATCAGGTACTAGCTCTTCTACTTTAGATACTAGATCAGGTACTAGCTCTTCTACTTTAGTTACCACTGTATCAGCTAATTCCTTTGGACTCTCTGGCAAGTTCATTGCGTATTTGTATAGTAGATAGAAACCATTGTCTAAACAAATGATTATACAAGATATCTTGTATGTTGCTCTATCTACTATATTAGTAATGGCTGTTTTGCAGATAGCGACATTTATAGTAACAAGAATGTTGTACCCACCTGAACCAAAAATAATTTATAGAGATATTCCTGTTCAACAATATGTTCAACCACAAGTTATTCAACAACCATTGTTTCCTTCTATACAGCCCTCTGCGCAAAACGGACCTGCTTTAACACAAACACCCCCTGAAGTACAATTACCAGAATATGAACCTCGTAAACCGGCTTCAACGTCAGTACGATTGGACCTCGAACTACCGTCTGGTATTCAAGAAACCCGTCCCCCAGGGACTTGATACATTTAAAGTACCACAGACAAAAGGTATTTCGGGATGGATAGTGTTTACATATGATGAAAAGACCCCAGTGTGTCTATGGATTTCAACCAATGAATGTAAGAAAGTACCGTGTATAGTTGACGAGAGATTATGTGGTGATACTTTTATTAAAGTCGAAAAGATCGGACCACTTGATTTTGTCGTATCAGATATTTGGATGTACAATGCAAATTGTGTCTTTGCTTGCTCAACTTTCAAGCAACGATACGAGTGGCTACATAAACTTCTTAAAAGATTTACGACCTATGTAGAAGGTGTTACAATTGACTTAATTCATAAAGAAGATTTAGGAGATATTGAAATTCAAGGTTATGAAGAACATACAAACGAAACAGCTGGAAAGTCAGGCTACTTTGTTGAAAAAGACGACAGTGAAGTAGTAAAAGTAATTCGTATGGCAATTCCGGATTGTTACGAGATTAGCGGAAAAGGTTATTTAAGAGTTCCAAATATAAAAACATCTTTATATCTGCGTTCTAAGGGTGATATATTCGAATGCAAATGTACGAAGAAAGACGACGAGTTTTGGGAGCTTGTAGAAAACATTCCCGAAGTAGAAGTAAATGCCTGCTAAGAAAGGAAACAAACGCAAAACTCTAAAGAAAGGTGGCTATTACAGTTTTTCAGGTGATGTAGCCCCAGGAGCAGCTAATTGGACAAGACATTCTGAAATGGGTCCATATGCTGTATCTGATAGAGGAGGTAACGCACAGTATGGGCGTGGGCGTAAACGTAAGGGTAAAAAAACTCGGAAGGTGAAGCGCGGGGGCGGAGCATACGGTGCGGTATCAGCATCATATCAAGGAACAGGTGCACGCGGTATTGCTGATGTTGTGGGAATTTCTCCTAATAAACCAGGGTTTGCTACACAAGGTGAATTTAACTATTATGGAGGAAAGCCAGGAGATGGACTTCCAAATTTTATAAGCGCTGGAAGTAAGTAAAGATGAATCTAGACACAATACTCGGGGGTCTTCTGTTTCTTGCAGCAACTGTTTTTTTGATGCAGCGTAATTTAGTTCATGTTGTGGTCTGGCTTGCCTTAATTTATATCATAGCATCTCAAGCATTATCGGCAGTAGTATCTGTATTGGTTGCTATTGTTGGTATTTATCTTATTTCTCATGTAACAACTGAATCGTTTGAGAATGAAAAACCAGCTGTGAAGAAAGAGACAGATCCTACACCCGCTCCTCCAAAGACAAGCGACCCTCATGTAGATATCGGAACAACAATTTTACATGCTTATCGTAATCTATCTCCTGAGCAGATTGGTGGTATGAGGCGAGATACAAAAGAACTTATGAGTCTTCAGAAAGAGCTTATGGGATCTTTAGCAGAAATGAAGCCGGCTATTGAACAAGGTGCCGAGTTATTAAAAACGTTTGGTACTTTTTTTGGTAAAGACGGGGAACAACCGGTTGCGTAATCTTTGCATCGCATCTGCATAAACATACATAATATATGTATCATCATTTGTTGAAATAACTGGTCCTCCACTAGAATCTACAATTTCTTTCCACTCGTCGGTCTTTTGTTTAAGAAATAAATAACGTACATATTCTTGCCATTTTTTTACGGTTTTATGAATCATCATAACCGTAAATATCCCCAATTTTTGGTTATATAAAATAATTGATATCAAGTTTATAAGTGGATAAATTAGCATATCAACCCAAAAGTTCAACTTTTCAAAAACGGTATCTTTTTTGAAAACTTGATTAAGTATTATGAACTCATCTGCTAGTGCAAAGTAGTTCGAATTATTAAGTATTAAATACTGGTTGGCATAATGCGTCATCATCTATTACGATTCCTTCCGGAGGAAATTCTTTCTCTTCTAACGTTTTAGCATCAACATATTTCCATACAGCATTTTTATCTGTAATATCTGTTAGCTCATTTAGAAGTTTCGATGTAACACGTGTACCATATTTTACGTTATTGTTAATTATATCTGTTACACATATGACTTCTTCCGATGTTTTTACACCTATCCAAAACCAAGGTAATTTGCTAGAGGGGACGGTGGGCATTTCACGTTTAACATGAGGACATAGCTTTCGCTTACAGTAAAACAATTTTCTATAAATCCAAGTACTCCAATTCATTTATTTTTAATAGATAGAGGATGTTGAAACCGGTGACGCATCATTTTGCTTTAAATGAGATACAATGTTATCTCTATTTTTTAAATTATCTCCAGTTAGAGGATTAGCAAAGCCATCTCTTATGAGATTAGCAGCAAGTCTATCCATGCCAAGGCCAAGAGAGATCGATGACGCGAGTGCTACCATAATAAATGGTGTAGCAACAATTACCCAAGATACAATACCAAGATCCACACTGCAAAGAGAATCAAGTATTACAACTCCAGCAATACCCATTACTGTCTTAATAGCAGCAGTAGCAAATCTACCAAGAGCTAAATCAAGTCCAGTATGAATCACTACATAAAGTAAGTACAGGAGTGCTGGTGGACACAATGCATCAATAAAACGCATATTAACAGTATTTACTTATAAGCACTAAAAAATGAGCCACGAAGATATTGAAAGAGTTATGTTATTAGCGTGTTGTACCGAGGAAGAGGCTAAGTCAGCTCTTTCTAAGACAGGAAACGTTATTGACGCGGTAGATATCATTATGCTTGTTCCGGTTACCAGAGGAGCTCCTAAAAAAAAGATTTTGTCTCAAGAGCAGTTAGCGTTCATAGAAATTCGTAAAAATATGGAATCATCGGATCGATCAATTGAAAATAACATTAAGATGTCAAATCAATCCGATTCCTCTTCTCGAGACTTGAAGCATATCCCCGTCCTCGACCAGGAAGAAATGTCGCTACGTTCTGACTGTATTCAGAGTAGTCAGATTCCAACTCAGGAAGAAGAGGAGCAAAAACCGGAAACTGCTTGTCGGTAACCGTCTGGATACTCTTGCGATTCGCGGTAGAATGGCCATATACAACTTTATTTTGATCTTCAATTCCTTCAACACTTCCAAGCCCTAAAAATGGTGTTGTTGCCCAAGGGCGAGCAAATACTTGTTTAGGACCCTTCTGGCGAGCTGTTCCTGGAGCGCCAAATAGCAGACTGGTCTGGATATCAATTCCGCATCCTCCCTCGGGAGAATTACCAAAATTTCCCTTGCTTATCATACCAGGGTTAGGTGCTACATTCTGTACAGCCCAGTTATTTCCGCAACCACTTTGTGGAACATTGCCAACAGGATATCCTCTTCGAGCATCTGGGTCGCGTGCAGCTTCACCTTGACGAGTATTCTCAAAGAAAGTTAGATATGACATCTTTACATGTGATTTAGAAAGTAAATGAGTATTTGGTTCAATGACATATTGGGGATATCATCTAATTCTTGATGCATCAAAATGTATCGCTCCTAATATTCGGTGCAGTCAAAATATTACAAGTTTTGCTAAAAATCTAGTCGCTAAAATTGATATGGTAGCGTATGGCGAACCACAAGTTAAACATTTTGGATCAGGAAATAAAGCCGGATACACCTTAGTTCAGCTTATTGAGACATCAAATATTTGTGCTCATTTTGTAGAAGAAACAAACGATATGTATCTTGATGTATTTAGCTGTAAGCCATTTAACCCAGCAGATGTAAAGGCAGTAGTAGGTTTACACTTTTCACCTCTATCAACCAACGTTATTTTTTTGCATCGGCAAGCACCTCGCAGCTACTTAGAAAACGGAACTATACCCACCACATTGCAGTTAAAGTAAGATGCCATTCCTACAACCTGCCGACTGGGTCGAACAAGATATTCAATTTAAGTACGTTGTAGACGTATTTGGTAGAACAGACAAGGGCGAAGTCGCGCAAGTACGTCTTACGGGATTTCAGCCTTATTTCTATCTTCGTATGGTAGATGGCGAAACAAGTGGTCTGCTGATGTCTTCTCTAGAACAATCTTCTGGCAAGCGTCTTGGTGGAATCAAGATTAAACTAGAATCTAAGTTGGATGCTATGCGTGGATTTAATGGACTCACACCAATCAAAGTTTGGAAGTTATCATTTCCTGCAATTTGGATGTACAAGACAGTTCAAAAAACACTAAAAAACTCATTTCGTATTGGAAGTCGCCGCGTAGTAACAGAAGATATATTTGAAGCAAATCTTCCTCCATTTATTCGTCTCTTTCATGAAATGGATCTATCACCGGCTTCTCCGTTTGAGTTTGAAGCAGATGATTATGATCCAGATCATGGAGTTCACGTAGATGTGTTTTATGAAGTTAAATATGATGAAATTAAATCAGCCAACAATCAAAATATCCCACTTCTAGTAGGTGCTTATGATATCGAGACGTATTCTGTTTCCGGTCTCTTTCCTGTTGCTACAAACTCTGGTGATGAAATTATGCAGATTGGAATTAGTTTCAGATATTCAAATGATTTACTAACAGCTGGTAAGCGTATTGTATTTAGCAATGGAACAATTACTCCTTCTCAGGATCCAACTGTTCAATATGTAGAATGTAAAAATGAACGAGATCTTCTTTTGAACTTCGAAAAATGTATTCAAGAAGAAAATCCAGATGTTATCGCAGGATTTAATACATTCGGCTTTGATGACTCATATATTGCAGATCGCGCAGAGAGGCATAACGTTAATCTTAACTTTGGGAGAGTAGAAGGTAGCTCATGGAAGAACGACTGTGTAAAAACTGAGAAGAAGACATTCGAATTAGCATCCGGTAAATTTGCAGTTCGCTACTTTGAAATGGCAGGTCGACTTCCGGTTGATCTACTGTTAAGTGTTCGTCGTGAACAGAATTTGGACTCTTACAAACTTGATAATGTAGCAAATACTTTTCTTCGTGATAAGGTGACAGACTTTGTAATTATCAGTGGAGCATCAACACGGCAATATGAAATTCACACAAAGAGTACACGTGGTTTGTTTGTTGGAAATCTAGTGCGATTTGATGTTGTTGGAAATACTATCAACTCATATGCTAATGGTATGAAATTTAAAGTAAAGGAAGTCTTTCCTAAGAAATTCATTGTTGAATTAGAGGAACATAATTACTTGTGTACATTTGATGATATCTCTAAAGACGATCTAAAAAATCTAGAATGGTCGTTCGGTAAGGATGATATTGACATCAAGGATATGTTTGCAGCACATATTGGAACTCCCGAACAACGTGCTGCTGTAGCAAAATATAATATACAAGATTGTGATCTTGTTCTTACACTAATGGCAAAACTAGATACTCTAGTGAATGCTAGAGGAATGGCGGACGTATGTAAGGTTCCAGTCCAATATATCTTTCTGCGAGGGCAAGGTATTAAGATCTTCTCTGCAGTCGTATATAACGCTTCAAAGCGTAATCAAATCATTATGACTCAGGAGAGTTTAGAAGGTGATTCTTCTTATGAAGGTGCTATTGTTCTACCACCGAAGATTGGTATGTATCTCGATCAGCCTATCGCTGTTCTTGATTTTAACTCACTATATCCATCGAATATGATTGCATTTAATTTATCTCCTGATACGTTGGCGTATGTGAAGACATATGATGCAAAAGGTAAAAGAACTTCTGCAGAGGGAAACGACGGTGAAAGCTTTAAATCAATGGGGTATACAATTGATGAAATCAGTTACGATATCTATGACAACGACAAAAAGCCTATTGGACGTACTGTCTGTGGATTTGTCCAACCTACAGACGACGCGCGTACCATCGGGGTTCTGCCTCTCACTCTGGATATTCTACTTAAAAAGCGGAAAGATACGAGAAAGATCATGGAGTCTGTAGAAGATGAAGCTCAAAAAGCTGTTCTAAATGGTCTTCAACTTGCATATAAAGTTGTTGCTAATTCTGTTTATGGGCAATGTGGTTCTCGTACATCTCCGATTCGTAAGATGGAAGTAGCTGCGTGTACAACTGCAGCAGGACGTGATCGTATTTACTTTGCAAAAGGAATTGTAGAGAAGGAGTTTAATGGAGAAGTGATTTATGGTGATACAGATTCTATCTTTATTAAGTTTGCTACAAAAGATCTCGCTGAATCAATTCGACTAGGTCAAGAATCAGCCGCTCGTATTACTAGTTTGTGTCGTAAGGCTCACAAGATTGAATATGAAAAGACTATGTTCCCCTTCATTCTGTTCTGTCGTAAGCGTTATGTAGGAATGCTGTATGAGACCGATGTAACGAAGTGTTATCGTAAGACCATGGGTGTGGCACTAAAGCGACGAGATAATGCCCCAATCGTAAAAGATATATTCGGAGGAGCTCTGGATATTCTCATGGACAAGCGAGACATTCGACCTGCTCAAGAGTTTGTAAAGAATATGCTTGTTAAACTTATTAAGAATGAGTTTCCTCTTGAAAAGTTTATTATCACAAAGCAGTTGCGTGATGATTATAAAAATCCAGCACAAATTGCTCATCGTGTTTTAGCAGATCGCATGGGTGAACGTGATCTTGGTACAGCTCCACAAGTTGGCGATCGTCTACCATATATTTATGTAGCAAACCGAAAGGATGAAAAGAAACAAGGTGATAAAATTGAACATGTAGACTATGTGCGAGCCAAAGGGTTAAAACCAGATACAGAGTTTTATATTTCAAATCAGATACAAAATCCAGTCGCACAATTATTTGCACTAGCTATTGAGAATCTTGAAGGATATAAGACTAAAAATAATTATGAAAAAATGCATAAAGAATTTATGGAAACTATGGATGAAGAAGAAGCCACACTTAAGATCTTAGATAAAAAAGAGAAAGAACTAGATTCGATTCTATTCCTTAGGGCTCCATATCTTACAAAGCATAAACGTGGTCCTATGGATATCTTTCTTAAGCGGTAATGGTTTTCAATGTATAATCATTGGTATATTAAATATGAGTGAAGATACTTCGGATGTTCTAACATTACTAGAGGCTATGATTCGTGGGAGAAATGAGTTTTTGTCTAATGATACAATTCGCGCTATTCCGTTTTCTCATCGACCAACTATTATCGCAAGATATATGAACAATGAAGTTCCGATTATGGACATTCTTAATCGTATATATATGAATAATATACGAGAAGCCCAAGCAGCTGCTAGAACTCTTATCACATTCACGATGCCTGTCGGAGGTTCATTTTTAGATCCTGTTACAGTTAGGCCAACCCAAGCTCAAATATCCGATTCAATTCAAGATTTTCCTAATGCTTCATCTAATTGCGCAATTTGCCAAGAGGCAATTTTGTCTGGAGGATGCCGGATTCGGCAATGTGGTCATGTTTATCACCGCGCTTGCGCCTTGAATTGGTTTTCTTTATCAGTTCGGTGTCCTGTATGTCGCTTCGATATTCGTGAAGCACATCCGGAAGGTCAAACATCTTCTGGCGAAGTAGGAATGTCTTCTCAATCGTCAGCCCAGTCGGAGGAGCAAAATACTTAGGAATTTGATCAGATTGACCATATTGAACCATATGAATTAACTTTCGAATATCGTGTTGACATTCTTTTATAGATTCGCTTATATCTAGGTGTAAGAACAGAGATTGTATATCAGATGCTCTTGGTGGGAAACATCTAATAATTTCAATGAATTCTGTATTACGCTTGAATATAGTAGGAAGTTCATTTCCAGTGCATATTATCGGAACTTTACGATTTGTATCTTTAATCCATTCAACAATTCGAGCTTGAGCATGTGGATCTGAGCCATCAACCTCATCTAATATAACACATGTTTTGCGGTTACGATCTCCTTTCATGAATGAAAATATATTAACAGCTGACCGACATGCGTCTTTAATTCGATCTACATCTTCATAACTTCGAATAGATCTAGAAGCATTAATTTCAAGGGGATCAAATTCCATGGTTTTTGCTGCTGCTATTGCTAGTGTAGTTTTTCCAATACCAGGAGATCCCGTCAACATGATTGCCTTAGGAAAACCACTCGTAGTCAAGTATGTACGAAGCGACTTCTTTGCATCGTCATGGCCAATGACATCAGAGAGAACAGTTGGTCTGTATGTTTCGGCATACATTATCAAGTAATAATAACTTATTCCGTAAGTCTTATGTGATTTACATATATAGTTCAATCTATAAGTATGGTGTAACTCGCCATCGATGTCTTAATAGCTCAGTTGGTAGAGCATCTGCCTTGTAAGCAGAAGGTCGTGTGTTCGATTCGCACTTAAGACATTTAGTCCTATCGTACAATGGTTAGTACATCAGACTCTGAATCTGGAAATCTGAGTTCGATTCTCAGTAGGACTATAGCACGCATAGCTCAGCTGGTAGAGCATCGGTCTTATGAGCCGAGGGTCGTGGGTTCGATTCCCACTGTGTGCACCATGTGAAGCAAATGTTTTTACATGCTGCACCTAACCACACATACCAGACCAAGTTGTTCCACATTGACGAGCTAAGTTACACTTAGCAATGGCTGATTGTATTGTACTAGCATCGGGATCAAACGGCATACAACTTGTTGCAGCATTAGGCTGGCATAAGTTGCTGGCTAAGTTATATTTCCAACCATCTGGACATTTTGCCATTTTTGTAGTATCGAGTCGTATAACTATCTGCGGGTTGATCACATACTTGTAGACTATAAGTAGAATCGCTGTAAACAAAACAGTTAAAGCGGCAGTACTTACATACTCCATTCTTTCTTTGTTACAAGGAAAGGAATGGATATTGCTAGACACGTACTAGATACATATTTTAAAGATACGTCAAACCCATTGGTCAGACACCATATCGACTCATTTGGAGATATGTTAGCTGTTAAGATTCCTAATTTTGTTACTGGTATGAATCCATTAACATTAAACTTAGGAGACACTCGTTTTATAAAGGTGTATATTGGAGGTAAAAAAGGAGATGAGATTTTCTACTCGCCCCCAGTTGATGAAATAGGTAACGCAGTATTGCCTCATCAGTGTAGACTAGATAATAAGACTTATGCACTTAATATTCGAATGAACGTTGATATTGAATACGTCTTTGATACGGTTACAGAAACAAAACGGTTTGAGAATGTCATGATGGGACAGTTACCTCTCATGTTAAAAAGTTCTCTTTGCTATCTAGCCCCAATGACATCGGAAGAGCTGTATGAATGCGGTGAATGCAAATTTGAACTTGGTGGCTATTTTGTTATCAGTGGAGCTGAAAAAGCTCTCTTAACGCAAGAAAGACTCGCAGAAAATATGTTCTATGCTTCAAAGCGTAAACAGGTTAGTTCTGCTAGTACTGGTACAAAGACACTTGTAGAAAAAGAGACTGTAAGTAAACTTGAAGGAGCAACTAAAGCAGAACCATTTGAATATATTGCAGGTATCCGATCAACGTCGGAAGATGGAACAAAGGGTCCTTATTCCCATTTCTTAATTATTCCGCCCGAGAACAGAAAACCAGACGATCCAAAACAAATTGCTAGTACAGCTGATTTATCTGACTTCTCAACTCGTCGCTTAGCAGTAATTACCCTTCCTGATTTCACTCAGCCTGTCCCACTTATAAGTGTATTCTATGCCCTAGGTGTAACAAACGATAAAGATATTTACGATACAATCTTAGCAGGTATCCCGCTAATCGAACGAACGCAATACGACGAGCTGTTTGCTGAGTTGGTACTATCTCATGAGAAGTTCACACGTCAGGAAATGGTAAAAGAAAAAGATCAAAACCAAGACGCCAACCTACTTTTTCTAAAGCGGCAGACACGTACAAGATCAGAGGGTGGCGTGTATCTTAACTTATATAATAAGCTATTTCCACACTGCGAGGAAATTAAAGAAGAATCACCCGCAGCTTTCTATCGTAGAAAGGCTTATTTGTTAGGCTATATGGCTCGTATGGCAATGGATGTAGCATTGGATATTAAACCTAAAACTGATCGTGATCATTTTAGATTTAAGCGGTTATCTGCATCGGGAGATCTTATGTTTCAAGAGTTTCGTCGTATTTTTAAAGAGACTTCAAAACGTATGCTAACAGAGATGGATTCTCGTGTTCATTTCGAACAGCAACAGTATGCTGGAAAAAAATTAGCTGAGTTGCTTCAGGAAGAAAATATTGGATATTACTGGCGTGCATCTAGTTTTATGTATGATATTGAAAAGTCATTCAAGGGAAGATGGGGAGGAAAAGATGGTATTGCACAAGAGCTGAGTCGCTATGCATATTTAGGAACAGTTGCTCAATTGCGCCGTGTTAACATGGATGTTGATAAGGGTGGAAAAATTGTAGAAATGAGACGTATTCATTCATCTACGTGGGGAATTATGTGCCCCACCGATAATCCAGACGGACGTAATATTGGGCTAATCAAATCAATGACCCTTCTGTGTTCTATTTCTACTGCTTCATCTTCAAAAATAATTTATGATGTTGTTAAGCAGAACTCCGAGTTTATTCCACTATCTCTGATCAATCCTAGTGTGTGGGAGCCTAAGTGGACACGTGTGTACTTAAACTCAGATTTAATAGGTGTTCTACGAAAGAATTCTGATTCATTACATCAAACGCTTATTGATAAGAGACGAGATGGAAAAATCAGTCGTTTTGTATCAGTATCTTGGAATCGTCTAGAAAATGAGTATTTAATATACACAGATGCTGGACGCCCATCAAGACCTATATATCAAGAAGGAACTAAACCAGAGCAAATAAAGAAGCTCACAACATGGGATTCAATCGTTAAGAAACATATGGACTATGTTGATGCGGCTGAAACTGAAAACATTCGAATCAGTATGGAACCGTTTAATTCAGAGCTCCCGTCGGAGATTCATGGAATAGCGATTCTATCTGCTTCTGCTTCTGTCTCACCAAACAGTGACTTTGATCCAGGTACACGTAATGCATTCAGTTGTCAGCAGCTAAAGCAGGCATGTAGCTGGTATAACACTGCTTTTAATAAGCGATTTGATACTATTGCGACATGGCTAAATTATGCACAGAGACCATTGTCCCAAACATGGGTGTATAATCATATTTTAGGTTGTCTTCCTTATGGCGAAAATCCAATGGTAGCTCTTATGATATATTCAGGCTACAATCAGGAAGATTCAGTTCTCCTTAATGAATCTGCTTTGAACCGTGGCATGTTCCATACAACATATTACCACTCGTATGATTTTGAAGAAGAACCGATCAACATGGGGTTTGATAAAGGAGAAGTTAAGGTATTTGAATCCACAGAATTCGGAAATATTGCAACAGATCCTAAATACCGCGAGACAGTAACACGCAAGGAAGGTTATAACTATGATTTGCTAGATTCAGATGGCATTATCAAAGCAGGCGTAGAAGTAGATGATAAAACTATTTTAGTTGGAATTGTTCACCCAATGAAGAATTCGGGAGGAGCTATAATTGGATATTCGGATTCATCTAAGTTTACCAAGAAAGGACAAACTGGGTTTGTAGATTCAGTGTATCGTTATGTTACCAAAGACGGACTTCGTGCAGCAAAGATTCGTATCGCAGAACACCGTATTCCTGTTCTAGGTGATAAGTTTAGTGCTCGTCACGGACAGAAAGGTACAGTTGGTCTTCGCCTCAAAGAAGAAGATATGCCATACACATCGAAAGGTGTTCGTCCAGACATGATAGTAAATCCGCATGCATTTCCATCTCGCATGACTATTGGCCAGTTCATTGAGTCTATGTCTACCAAACTAGGATTAGAAATGGGTTCTCTAGTCGACTCAACCCCTTTTAGCACGCAGAATAGAGTTTCTGAAACATCAGAACTACTTCTAAAAGCCGGCTTCCACCCATATGGCCATGAGGTACTTTATAACGGTCAAACAGGTGAGATGATGGAAGCAGAAATATTTATGGCACCTACATATTATATTCGTTCTAAGCTCATGGTAGAAGATAAGCTTAATTATCGTGCTACTGGACCCAAAAAGCTACTCACTCATCAACCAGTTGAAGGAAGAGCAAATGATGGTGGTCTACGTATCGGTGAGATGGAACGTGACTGTTTGATAACACATGGAGTTTCAAAGTTTTTAAATGAATCATTGATGGAACGCTCAGATAAGACAGAGTTACTGTTTCAACCTGAAAGTGGTTTATTAGATGCAAATCCTGAACTAGAATCTGTTACACTTACTACACCATATGCTTTAGGACTAACGATTCATGAACTAGAGTCAATGCATATTTCTGTTAACCTTGTTTCTGGGTCTTCTTAGTGTCTTATTTCTAGTCTTTCTACGCTTTCCGCCGTCTTGAAAGTCGTTTGTTAGATCTTGGGCTGCTTTTAATATAGTTTCTGCAGTGTATGTAGGAACAAATCCTCTAGGAGCAGATGTTCTTCCAAGGTAATTAGCATTCACAAATGCTAAATATTTATTTAGAGCTTGCTTTTTACGTTCTGATAAGTCCTTAACTGTTGTTAAGATATAGACAACCATAAATGATGTACTTTCAGTGAGTTTAACCATATCTATAAGAAAGTCACCCTTTCTAGGAGTGCCGATTGAAGCAAGACCGAAATCGATTAAATAAACATTGTGGTTTCTAGGATTATACATGATATTTCCACGATGGGCATCGTTGTGAAATATAACAGTACCTCCGCTTAATTCTCCCTTATTCATCAAATAAACCTTAGTAATTAGTTTTGTAAGTCCATATATAATATCATCTGCATCACCCTTTGTTAATTCAATATTATGACTCATAATTGTGTGAAGAGACTTTCCAAGATATTCATAATTTATATACTTCTTTTGAGCTAGATCAGCCCGTGTTCCAATAATTTGTCCGCAATTCTTAATATCGTCTTTTGTAAGAAGACTTAAGTCAATGGGGTCCTCATTAAAACTTACATTTGTAAATTGATTCGTTCTATCAATTTGCTTAACGAAAGCATTATTTCGCTTTTCTTCCTTATAGGAAGCTTCATCTACAAAAATCTTTGTAATATAACGTTTATCTCTTTGCTTGGTCAACCCCTGAACAATCAAAGAGGGAATAATTGCACAACCTTGTGCTCCTGGGATTACGCCATATTTATAATCTAACGTACCTTCTTGTGTTGCAGTCGACCATCCGCTTGATGAACTACGCGTACTAGACCGAGTAACCATAGGGCTCATTGGAGGTGTTGGTGGTTTGGCTGGTGCCACAGGTTTCGGCGAAAAAAGACTCGCTAACATTATTCATTGACAACGGATTTTCTTGTAGCCATCACTAAAATGATTAAATATGGCAGAACATCTATACGTAATCAAGCGCAACGGTACCCGCGAGCCAGTATCATTTGACCAAATTCTTCAACGTATTCGCAAGCTATCCGATGGATTAGACCATGTAAATCCAGATCTTGTAGCACAAAAGGTATGTATGCAGCTTAGCGATGGTGTTAAGACATCAGAACTAGATGAGTTTGCAGCAGAAACGTGTGCTATGATGCAGTCTCGCTACCACCCTAATTATGGTATGCTAGCTGCACGTATTCTGATTGATAATCATCACAAGAACACACCTTCAACTCTACTTGAATGCGTAGAGACTCTTCATCATGAACAAGAAATTACGTCTGAAGAGTATCACGACTTTGTATGTAAAAATGCAGAAAAGTATGAATACATGATTGACTACTCTCGTGACTTTATGTTTGATTATTTCGGTTTCAAGACACTAGAACGTGCATATCTCCTTCGAAAGAATGGTAAGGTTATTGAGAGACCGCAACATATGTGGATGCGTGTTTCAATTCAGCTTCACGGAGAAGATATGAATCACGTAAAAGAGACATACGATGCTCTATCTCAGGGATATTTTATCCACGCGACTCCAACCCTATTTAATGCAAGTACGCCCCACCCGCAGCTGTCTTCTTGCTTTCTTCTGACTATGAATTCTGATTCAATTCAGGGGATCTATAAAACTCTTGGTGATTGTGCTCAAATCTCCAAGTGGGCTGGAGGTATTGGTCTATCAGTACACAACATCCGTGCTCGCGGTTCTCGAATCGCAGGTACAAATGGCGAAGCTACTGGTCTTGTCCCTATGTTGAAGGTATTCAATGATACTGCAAGGTATGTAAATCAGGGAGGTAAGCGTAATGGATCATTTGCTATCTATCTTGAGCCATGGCATGCAGACATCGAGGAATTTCTACGTCTCAAGTTGAATCAAGGAGCAGAAGAGGATCGTGCTCGTGATCTATTTTATGGTCTTTGGATCCCAGATCTGTTTATGGAGCGGGTTGAATCGGGTGAAGATTGGACTCTCATGTGCCCGAATGAATGTCCTGGATTGGCCGATGTATATGGTATTAAGTTCAATGATCTATACCGTAAGTATGAACGTGAAGGCAAGGGGCGCCGAGCTGTTCCTGCCAAGAAGCTGTGGCAGATGATTCTGGACGCCCAGATCCAGACAGGAACTCCCTATCTATGCTACAAGGACGCTGCAAACAGCAAGTCTAATCAGCAGCACCTAGGAACTATTAAGAGTTCAAATTTGTGTACAGAAATCATGGAGTTTACATCTCCAGACGAGACAGCTGTATGCAATCTAGGATCGCTTGCACTTCCTAGATTTATTGAAACAGATACAAATGGTCTAGATTACTTTAATTTTCCAAAGCTTCGTTCGTATACGCATACCCTTACTAGAAATCTCGATATTGTAATTGATAAGAACTTCTATCCTACTCCCGAGTGTCGTAAGTCGAATATGCGTCACCGCCCTATTGGAGTTGGTGTTCAAGGTCTAGCAGATGTATTCGCTAAATTGAAGATGCCATGGACGTCTGAAGAAGCAAAGAAGCTCAACCGAGAGATCTTTGAGAATATTTATTATGCCGCTCTCGATGCTTCTGTATTACGTACTTCTGAACCTGGTATTGCAGTATACAATCATGCTATCCATACTATGGATGGAGAACACCCTTCATTTGAGAATTCTCCAATGTCTAAGGGAAAGCTACAGTTTGATTTGTGGGGTCAAACTCCAGTATATCCGTATCTAGACTGGGAGAAGCTTCGCCAACGGGTTGTAGCATATGGTGTTCGGAATTCACTTTTGATTGCCCCTATGCCAACCGCATCTACTTCTCAGATCCTAGGTAATAATGAGTGTATTGAGCCATTTACATCTAATTTGTATACCCGACGTGTACTAGCTGGAGATTTCATGGTAGTTAACAAGTATCTAGTCGACGAGCTTACAAAGATTGGTCTGTGGACAGCTGAGATTCGTACGCAGATTATTGCGGATAATGGTAGTGTTCAGAACATTTCTGAAATTCCTCAGGAGATTCGTAACGTATATAAGACTGTGTGGGAGATTCCTCAGAAAGTATTGATCGATATGGCAGCAGATCGAGCACCATTTATTTGCCAGTCACAGTCATTGAATTTGTTCCTTTCAGAGCCCACATATGCTAAGATGTCATCTATGCATATGTATGCTTGGAAGAAAGGTCTAAAAACCGGATGTTATTATCTGAGAACAAAGGCTGCCTCATCGGCTCAAAAATTTACAGTCGAGCCCCCTGCGTCAAATAATTGTCTAACTTGTTCATCCTAAAATTTCTCTGTTTGGAAGTATAAAACAAATGGAGAAGTATTCTAACCCCACTGTCCTAAATGGTACTGCCGGAAACTCTGCACCTGTTGGTGGTCGCCGTCGCAAGCTTCAGCTTGTTACGAAGAAGCAGGCGCGCAAGATGCTTAAGAAGCTCGGCAAGAAGCTTCGTGGTGGTGCCGATGAGCCTGTCGTTGTGGAGACGGCAGCTCCTGCGCCCAAGGCCGGTGGCAAGCGTACTCGCAAGCGGTCAGCGTCACGCCGCGCCTCGCTATTCGGTCTTTAAAGATTCGCCAATCTCTGAAACCATCGCAAAGAGTTTTTCATTAAAGCCAAAATGACAACCGTTTGGTTCCTTAAAATCTGGAATCTTACGAGATGACGTGTTTGTAGAATGAACTAAACTAACAATAACCTCTTGCGGAGAAATCTCTCGGCACATATGCTCGCGACCGCGAATAAATGCGTCTCCTTCTGCAATCTGAATATCGCTAAACTTACGAGCCTCCCAAAAACTTCTAGTAAAAATAAGTGTTGCTTCAGACACGCGCTCTGACATAGTGAGTGTTAAAGGCGGGGCATTCATAAAAGAAGAATACTTCATGATATCATAGCATGGAAGTGTTGTACAAAATGCACACTCCTTTGATGGAGATTTTAGCATCATTGCTGTGCGTTCAATAATACTATTATTCGGATACACATCATCGTCGTCCATAAATGCAATAATATCATACATTGCTTTTGAAACACCAATATTGCGTTTCTCACCTATTGTCTTTTTCTCTGTTAGTCTGATGTAGGTTACATTTGGTACTCCGATTAACGTATCCTCGATCGGATCATCTCCGTCGTCTACAATAACAATTTCCATCTTCTCTTCAGGGTATGACTGAATCATATATGAGTATTTTAAGATAGGCATAAATAGACGACGATCACGAGTGATACATACGACTGATACATTTGGCAAATCATCTTCCTTGGGGAGAGTATCTTTCATATTATAGGATGTTTCTACATGAAGCGCTTGAGGTATCAATCTTTTCATATTACCAAACCAACGTCTATGCTTTTCTTCATAGACATTGCGCATGAAGTTACCACCTACTTTCTTATCTTCAGTCGTCATATCGATGTATTCTTGGAATTGTTTAACTAAAGACTCAACATCAGATGACACAAGTGTTCCAAAGTAGTCTCCATTTGAAGTCTGTCCACTTGCTTTGCAAAACAGAGCTCCAGCATTTACTTCGCCTACAACATCTTCTAAAAAGGGGGCAATAGAAGAGACGATAAGATTACATCCTGATGCCATCGCCTCATTTATTGCGTGTCCAAACCCTTCAGCTTTAGATAAACAAACGCACAACCCACAATCACTTAAGAGCTCATCATAATCTTCATCCGAGAGCTTATTGTGGATTACGACTCTTTCTGAGATAGATGAAGGAACTTCAATTGGTCTCCATGAAACAACATGTAAAATAGGCAGTTTGCAGAAATCAACCGGTCCAATTGAATGAATCGTCTCATATGCTTTAAAAATAACATCAATTTCACGATTGAGATTTTTTCCAAGAGGAACGATTGCTTTAAAGTAATTCTTGTCACATGGAGTCTTCTTATTTAGAGATGTCCACCCAATATATCTGACTGGTGTAGGTGTTAGATCTTTAAAGATACGTTGGGCTTCGTGGGTCTTTACCCAGATCTCATTTAACATATCCATATAAGGAACCCACGTTAGTGGAGTACATTCAACATTTGGAATCCATATATTCTTAGCAGCAAATGAGAAAAGAACTGGATTTATTACTTCAATAAAAATGTTAACATCTCCTTCTTTGCACTGGGGTTGAATATATTGTACAAGTTGAATTTCAACATTTTCATCAAAAACAGCAGTAAGAAGACCGGATAAAATATTTACATCTTGCGAAAGTCCGGTATTCTTACGATGATTGCTTATAATATTAACGCGCATTTATATAACTAAATCACTTTGGTAGTAAACGTTTTGTCGCACGTCCACGATACGGACGCCTAAGTGTTTTTGCTCTAACCTCAAGATAGTTTAGATATTTCTTCCACGATTCTGAGTCACGCGAAACACACTGGTTAGCAAATACACATGGACGATCACGCCACCATTTTACATTTTTTTCACCGTACCATCTCCATAATTGAATAGGGTCTTTTATCTCTTTTGTTTCTGATAATTCTATTTCTTGGGTTAATCTCTTGCATTCTGATCGTAAACTACCATATCCATAGTCCGGACTAAACAAATCCACTTTATATTCATCATCAATTGGCATCAACAGCCTGCCATCCCATCCAATCCCATTAATAGGTCGGAATGAGTCCCACGTTGTTTCAAACGTGTAAAGTTGATTATTTAACTTTCCATAAATACGATCGTGAAATGTTATCAACTCCATTACATGCCTAAAAGAAAGACTTCAGCTCACCAGTACGCGTTCCATAAACTCCAACATTCATTGGATTAGCAATAGGCGCTGCAAACTCCTGAAGATCTTTTAGATAAAACTGATGGAAGTCAACCTCAGAGTAGACTTTCGTGGCAGCACATCCAATTACACGACTGTTTAGATCAGATAATTCTTCCGCAATACGAGAAGCATTATTCTGTGCGTACATCAGGTAGTAGCTTCTCATAATAATCTTTACCTGTAGAACATCTTGGGGGCCAATACGGTACTTATTGCCACTCATGGCATAGACTTGCTCTTGAATTCCTCGTTGGATTGTTTCAATATTTTCATCACTAAAAAATAGCTCGTTTAGGGGAGTAGATTGATGAATATGGCCTATTAGGTCACGACGGTTTGTCTCTCCAAATAAGTTAGGTCTTTGAGTTGTAGACTTGTATGCTTCAGATGCATACCCGTTATTATCAAGAATATTGGGAACTCTACCGCCGTGCTGTGGTGCTGCATAAAGGTGATTACTTGAGGTCATATTGTAATGACTTTGAACACTCTTAGGATCAACAAATTTAGATGTATCCATTTACTTGTTCTAACACAAAGTTTTAAAGCTCTAATAACTTTTCATATACACTAGATTGATTTACTTCCTGAAGTTCTAGTGTCATAGAAAAATTACCAGATCGTAAATCAAGCGTATTGCCGTATGCATCTAAAATGCGAATTTCTAAACGACTAATATTTACAGGTTGATGAAAAACGTATTCTTTTGTTGATGAATTAGTATAATTACCATCATAAATTACTGTGTTTTTTTCGCCATTCAATTGTATTTTTGCAAAAACTGAATAAAATGTTTGTCCGTAAATTTGATGTTCCACTAAATTCCAATCGTTAATCTGAAGATATACATATGTATCTTGAAATATATTTGGTGCTTGATCAGAAGTAATTACATTTGTTAAACCTGTCGAATATGTAGCATTTAAAAATCCCATATTAAAACCAATACCATTTTCATATGGATTTGTTTCACTATTAGGAAACGTCATATTAAAGCCATTAGTTCCTCCTATTTTTATAGTATGTGCGATTGGATCATATATAGCTGTAAATGTAGTAGGTATACTATATGCAGGCGATGGATTGTTTAATGAAGATTGAATAGTATTTGTAAATGTTGTATAGTCGGAATAGTTACCATCAGGAATTGTAATTGTGTATCGTGTAGTAGGACTTAACTGCAGATTAATGTAGAAGACAGTATTTCCTCTATTAGTAGAAAAAGTATAAAATGAGTTTAAAAATTCCATGGACGTCATCTTTACAGACGTGATATTTTTATAAAGTCGGTTTGTGCTAAATACAAAATTAGATGAAAGTGTTCCAGGAATAAATGCTTCATTTAGTGATCCATTGCAATTAAGAGGTTGCTTAGGAACAATATTTCCTCGAAATGCTCCATCAATATTTAATACAATTGTTCGAACATCTGTCTGGTATTTAACTCCAGATTTTCCACCAACATATTCTTTTAATCCAAATGCAACAACATGTTCTGGTTTATTACGATCACCATGAAATTTATTAAATTCGTCAGGGTTTTCTAATTTATTATCGTCATAAGAATCTTTATCATAAGGATCTTTATCGTCATCATCATATTCTGTCTGGTGAACTAATACATTTTTTGAATTTTCTTCATACACCTCGGCCAAAACTTGTTGATAAGTAAGCTCCATTACTATCATAAATCTAAAATGTGTAAGTAAATAAATATGCCATTCCTTTCCTCAAGTGAATATACAACTCAGGCAAGAATTCTAACGTGTAATGCTAATGTAATACAAGGTCCTACTGGACCACAAGGTCCTACCGGTCCTTCTGGAGGAGGCGGAGGTGGAGCAGGCCCTACTGGTCCTACGGGAAGTAATGGCACAAATGGCACAAATGGCACAAATGGTGCAACAGGTCCCACTGGACCGGCTGGTGCAGGCGGAGTGTATAATGTAATAAAAATTGGTCAAGTTTCTGTTACAGGAGGTGGTCAAGTTAATATTCCACGTTCAACGACTCCTCCAGGAATCGCATTAATTTTACAACCTACAAACACATTTGGAGTAGCAAATTCTGTAGATTCTGGAACAACTTGGTTGATAAGAGCAAATATTACAGATAGTTATTTATTTATTGAATATGCTTAAACAGATAGTTTCTTCAATTCAGTCAGCCACATTCCACGAGGAGTCTGTGCTTCTAGGTCTACAATGTTCTGACGAAGTTCAGCAAGATCGTTCTCATGCTTTTGAGCGTGCTTGAGTGTTAGAGAAGCAATAGGTAGATTCATGAGATAGTCAAAGCTATCCTTGATACGATCAAATTTCTGTTGACTGAGTAGCTCGTCGCACTTCTCTGGAGTCTTGCGTCGCAGATCAGGTAGAGGAATATCCTCACACTGCTGTTTGATAAAGCGTACAACATTCTCATGATAAGGTAGCTTATCACGAAGAGCTTTTAGCATGTACTCGCGACGCTTGATATACATCTCCAAGCGGACACCAACAAACTCATTTAGGATAGCATTTGGTGAGTCATACTTGTGAATCACACACTTGCTGTTAAATGCGTGCATATTAGTAAGCTTGATCTTCTCAATCATCAATTTCTCGATAGCAGGCACACCACCACTTCCAATTTTCACTTTCACAAGTACATCTGTATCCGTAGATGTATCTGTGTAATCCTTGATAACACCATCTGTACACAGCTTATCTAGAGTCTCACGAAAGTCAGACGTCCACGTACCAATTGGTAGCTCAGTAATAGTCGCAGTATCACCGTCCATCTTCCAGACACCTTCAACAAGGTAATCTTGCTTATCGATTTTAGTGATCTTACCCTTGAATCCACGAGTCCATGGAGCAAACTCACGATCAAGTCCCGTACCCTTTTCTAGCCATTCTACAATCGCAGACTTCAACTCAGATGGATTGAACGATGGTACAAATGTTGAATATCCGGTACCAATCCCTCGCGATCCATTCACAAGAAGCATTGGAAGCACAGGAGCGTACCACTCAGGCTCTACTAGAACACCATCATCATCACGATACGTAAGTACATCAAAATCATCAGATGGTACAAGCTGAGAAACATGTGGGTGAAGGTAGGTATGAATGTAACGAGGCGACGCTGAGTCCTTACCACCCTGAAGGCGAGTACCAAACTGCCCCTGCGGTACCAACCATGCTAGATTATTAGATCCAACAAAGTCCTGTGCCATACCTACAATGGCATCATTTAATGATGCTTCGCCGTGATGGTAACCAGAATGCTCAGACACATATCCTGCGAACTGAGCCACACGGATCTCTGACTTCAAATTACGCTTGAACGCAGAGTATAGGATCTTACGCTGGGACGTCTTGAGACCGTCCATCACATTTGGAATACTGCGTTCCAAATTGTAGTTCGAGAAATGAATCAAATCTTTATTAACAAAGTCCTCATAAATAAGATTCTCACCAGGACCAGCATTTACAATATCTGCACGATCGTAACCCTTTAGCCAATCTTTGCGATTATCTGCCTTAGCTTTATTGAAGGCGAGATCGATAGACTTATCAGACGAGTCGCCGGAGTATGTATAGTTTACAATGTTGAGAGTCTTGAAATACTCTTTGGCCTCATCACGAGTGGATGTACCCAATCCCTTGTAATACTTTACCTTCCAACCCTTAGAAGCATCGGTCTTGCGCCACTCTTCATACTCGTACTGAGTATAGAACGATTTTACAAGTTTTCCCTTGTTTGCCTTAACGATAGGCGTAGCCATGTAAGTAATGAAGCCTGAAATCTTAATTAGCTCATGCCACAGCTCATGAAACATGTTGATAAGTAGCCCACGAATGTGCGATCCGTCATAATCCTGATCAGTCATGATAAGAATCTTACCATATCGCAGAGAACGAACATCAGTATACTTCTTACCAGATTCCAATCCCACAATCTTCTTAAGATTCGCAATCTCTTCAGTGGCTTCTACCTTCTTTGCAGAGATGTCTTTCACGTTAAGAAGCTTACCCTTCAAAGGGAATACACCATAATACTTACGTTGCTCTTGCGAAAGACCACTGATCGCCATAGCTTTAGCTGAATCTCCCTCAGTAAGAATTAGTACACATTCGTGACTCTTAGCCGTACCCGCATATACAGCGTCATCTAGCTTTGGAAGTCCAGTCAAGCGAGATTGTTTCTTTCCATCCGTCTTTTTCATGTCTTTTGCATCCTTGGCATCTTGTGCTTCAAGAACTTTATTTACGATTCCGAGCTTAGCAACCACCTTCTTTAGGAAAGCATCATCCAACTTACATGAAACCTTAGAAGTGAGAATCTCCTTAGTTTGGGAGCTAAATGATGGATTCTCAACTGAGCAACAGATAAATACAGCAAGTGAATCTCTGACAAGCGCAGGTTTAACTTTGATCTTCTTCTTTGACTCCAAATATGTAACAATATGAGACACAATTTGATTCGTAATCTCGTCAACATGTTTACCACTCTTAGTCCAAATACCATTCACAAACGAAACATTAAACGCTCCTTCGAAGCAACTATCTGCTACTGCAAGCTGCCATCCGGCTTGGGGACTGTCTGTTACAATGGTTGCGTCTTTTGGGAGATACCAAGATGCATAAGATGTAAGATCACGAAACTTGACGGATGTGTTGCACCATGTGACCTTAACGTCTTTGCCGACTGTCATTGCGAGATCATAGGCACGCCGCTCAATAACCTTAAGTAACTGAGCAGGGATCTTATTTTCCTTCCAACCAAATCGAGTGAAATCAGGAGTCCAAGAGACTTCTACGTAAGGCTTATTCTTGCATGCTACTATTTTAGGTGTACCAACTACAGACATGTTATCCTCAAATGTCTGAGTATACTTCAAGTGACGCATACCATCTACCACCGTTAGTGTTAGCTTTTTTGCAAAGATGTTAACTAACTTAACACCGTAACCGTTCTTGCCCCCAACCAGCTTCTTTTCCGTCTTATCATAATTTGTAGATGTCAACAGCTCTCCGAAGATCATCTGAGGAATGTACATACCATATTCTGGATGCTTTTCTACATCAATTGACTCTCCATCATTCTTCATGATAATAGATGTTTCGTCTACTGAGATCTCAATATGTTTGACAGGATTCTCAGAATTACGTTGCTTTAGTCGGACAACATGATCATGTGCGTTAACAAGTAGCTCATCGAAAAGCTTATAGAACCCTGGGTTAAAATTTGTTACAGTATCTGCAGTAAAGCTCTCACCATTTACAATGTAAAGCTCCTCGGTTGTATTCTCAATTGATCCAATGTACGTATCCGGTAGAGACAAAATATGCTCTCGGTGCGTGTGCTTGCGGTATTGTTTGGAGAGATCTGACATATTGTATCATTCATCGAACATGGTGTATGTAAATTCGTTTTGAACGTAGTATATAAATGAAAATTCCTAATATTTTTTCGATTGTACTGGTTGTTGGTTTGCTTTATATTGTATGGTCACAGACAACTAGACATGTTTCGGCTCCTATGATTTTATCAGATGATGTATGGTCACGCAATTATTCTATACGAACTCCTTGGAGGGGAAGGTATAAACGTCACCACTGATTTTGACAGATTGAGCATTTTTATGATAAATGCCTCCGCGAAAGGCAAAGATGCCACAAAAAGAGCAGTCTTTACCAATAACTGAAACGCCTGTTATCTTTTTTCTTAAGATTGGAGATGAAGAAGTTTCACATGATGTTATTCCTGCTGATGAAGGATTGGTCTCGTATGCAGATATCCTGAACACGGTAGAAGTATCTCGTGTAGCAGATAGATTTAATACTGATCTACTAAAGAGTGTTTTAGAAAAGGTAACTTCAAAACGTTACACAGAGCAAACAGCATGTTTTTGGTGTTGTCATGGATTTAATTGGACCGCATGTGTTCTTCCTAAGACATACGATGCATATAAAAATATTTATTCTGCCGAAGGTAACTTTTGCTCACCAGAATGTGCTCTAGCATATAACTATTCAGATAATCGCATCTCAGATTCAACACGTTGGTTGCAACATGTTTTGCTATCGACTATATATTCAGATTTGTACAAAACACGTTTACTTTCACCTGCTCTACCTCGTACTATGCTTCGTATGTTTGGCGGGCCACTTGATATTGAGCAGTATCGTGATTACATAACTGGGTCAAATGATATTGTTCTTTCGGATCTTCCACCAATTCGCCTACAGTTTCCATCTATGAACGTACAAGGTCCTCTACGAGATATTAAGAAATATGTATCACTATCGGTAGATATTGTAGAAAAGGCTAGCGAACAGCTTCGTCTAAAGAGATCAAAACCAGTTAATGCAAATATCGCAACACTAGATATGTGTATTAATAAATCATAATATCACACAGTAATCTTTACGATTGTTTTTCCATCTTTATCTTTATCAAGTTTTGTTACACTGTGTGTATCAATGTCATATAGTGATCTATTAATTTTTACCTTAGTAATTCCCTGAGTAACTTCTGGATGAGAAATTTCATCAGTCGATTTAAAACGCGAGTTATATATTTTAATAATGTGTTCCGGAACAGCTGGACTAGTTTCTAATAGTCGTTCAACTGTCTCTCTTATCATCTTTAGCATATCTCTTGCGCGAATTCGTTCGATCTTTGGTAATGTCATTTCTGTTATAATAAACTTTTGTAGCTTTCTGTACTGTAAAGCACTAATTCTACATCCTTCTGTCTTCTTTGCCCAAGCAAAATAAGACCCGATGGTGCTCAATACTCCTGTGAATAAACTTACACCTCCAATACCGATAGAAGACGAAGATGGATCATCAAATATAATTTGACTCGACCCGCTTAGGAAGCCAGTAAGCGTACTTAATACAATAACTGGAAGAGCAACATACGTATTCATTTTACTGTAGTAACGCTCGGATTCGGTATATAACCATGCTAATCCGCCACATTTTTCTCCTTCCGCACCAATCATGTCTTCTAGAGAATCATTCCAGCTGATGTTATCTTGCGATTGGTCATCGACAGACATGTATCCTTTATGTTAATCAAGAGTTTATTGCCATTTATATGTAGTATTACTTAAATGTTATAATGACAAGTCCTCAACCAAACATGTTTCAGGATATATTACGAACGCAGTTAGCGTTTGGTATGGGCGGTTCCGGATCACGTATGTTAACTAACTATATCGCAATTAATCTATATGATAAACTAGTTTCATCATATAATATATGGTTTCCATCCCTACACACATTTTGTTGCAGACGACAGAAAACTCAAGCAGCTACTGCACCTCCCCCGCAAAATAAGGAAGTAAGATGTACAATCGAATGTGAACGAAATATTCCGCAAAATGGAACAAAACAATCGACTCATACCATTAATCATGTTCGTATGGATGCAGTTATTAGTTACATAACAACTCTTCCAGTAATTCGTAATATTCTATGCATGAGTCATCACGAATACCTTCCACATGAATTTGAGCCTATTCAATTAGAGCCAGATTTATATTTTCAGTTACTCACACTGAAGCATAATGATGGTCATGTTGAAACTATAAGATTTAAACTATTTTGCTATGATCATGATATTCAGTATCTTCAAACATTTATTGATAAATGTAATCATGACTATGAGCGCCGAATGGCAAATAAATTGGGAACCTCTTTGTATTATTTTGATATGATGGCAAATACAAAAAATCGTAGATCAAACCAAAATCCTCTTCCAAGCACACATCTTATGTACACAAAGCATAAATTTTACACAACTCGTACATTTGATAATGTATTTTTTGAGCAGCGACAACATGTAAAAAATCATGTAAACTTCTTTTTGAATCGCCGTGACTGGTATGAAGCGAAAGGTATTCCATATACACTCGGTTTCTTATTTCATGGTTCACCTGGAACGGGTAAAACTTCGTCTGTAAAGGCGATAGCTAATACCGCTCGTCGCCATATTATTAATGTTCAATTATCTGAGATAAAAACAAAAGCCCAGTTACAACATCTTTTTTTCAATGAGGAGATAAATGTATATAATGGAACAACAACTGAACGATATACAATTCCTGTACATGAGAGACTGTATGTAATTGAAGACATTGATGCAATGGGAGATGCTCTGTTACGAAGAGAATGGAAAAAACCTACATCCAGTGTAGAGGAAAAGCCGAAGAAGAGCGGGGATCCTTGGATGGATAATGCAGAAGAAGATCAGAAGGAACCAATTGATCTATCGTTTTTATTGAATCTTCTAGATGGTACGCTTGAATCAAGTGGGCGTATTATTGCTATTTCTTCTAACTTTCCCGAGAGAATTGATCGTGCACTAATTAGACCTGGACGCATTGATATGATTATTCATTTTAAAAAGTGTAACACTGTAATTCTACATGAAATGCTTGAAAGTTTTTATGATAAAAAAATTACTGGACTCCAGTGTGAAGACTATAAATGGAGCCCAGCAGAAGTAAATCAAATTTTATTCCGTAATTTTGAAAAGCCTGAGAGTGCTGTACGCGAGTTGAACGAACTGCAGCCTAAAGATTTGTATGGGTTTGATTTAGTAGATAAACCTCTTAGTTACGAGGAGTTTGGAAAAGTGTGACAAGCACGTGCTAGACGCAAAATATTTTGACTATACTTCCAGACGCTTTCTTTTGATTGTTTTGACATAGTAGAGAAGTAAACTTTCATCTTAGAAAAGATATCCAAATCAACGTTTTCCTTGTGTTCCTCAAACGAGCTCGTAAGGAAAAAGTTTTCATCCTTATTCATAATCTGATTTTCATAGGAAGAGGTAGTTTCATAAATATACTTTACCACGATATTGGGGTTAGCTGATTTTGCAAGGCGTACACTGGTCAAGAACATAGAGAAATCTGGATCTTCTGGATACATTTCGGAGAGTTCTGTGATAAATGCAGTAAACTGATCAAAAAGAGCAGTCATTAATACAACTTTGGAAGCCATTTGTAGTATATTATTGTTTTCTGTTAAAACTACAAATGAACGCTGTGTTATTGCTTTTTCTGTTAGGATCTCTATTTGCAAGTCTTTATTTTATTATTCCAAAATATGCACCTGTTTCGCAACAAAGTATGATACAAGAATGGCTTGGGCTAGGATTTAATGGAGTATTATTTGCTATTGTTCTCTATCAAACTAGGCTTCAATACATGAATGTATATGGTGGTATTTTAGCATTATTGATTGCTATTGGAGTTGCATTGTCTGGTATATATTGGTGGATACCAAAATATATATCAAAGCATAGACAACCATCTGTTACAAAAGATATGTTTACCGGACTAAGTATTGCAGTTTTACTGACAAATATGCTAACTAAGTCTGTTCCAGTGTCAATTGGAAAATTTAATGATGTGGGTGGACGACGCTAATTACTTACGAGTAATTCCTCCAAACTCTTTTTCCCGCTGTTGGCTCATAGCTTCCATTCTGGCTGCTACGTCGCTATTTCCTCCACTCTTACTCTTGATAGTATTCTCAGTGTTAGGTTCTGTTCTGAGTCCTTCACCACCTTGTGTTGTTATTGGAGCATCTAGGAATGTCCACATACTACCTCCGTCGGTTGCAGATTGTTGGGGATTATCCCATAGTGAATACGAGTCACCCATCTTACCACTTCCTTCAAATCCCCACGGACTATAGTCTCCTAAAGAAGCAGCGGATGATCCTCCCTGTGCTATCGGCGCAGACGTAGGAAGCTCCTTTCTGGCATTTGTTGGCTTTGCAATATATCCAAAAATATCTTTACCAACAATTACATCTTTCGTATCTGGCACATAAAGAGTTGGAACTTTGGTAACAAATGCAGGAATCTGATCTCGTGGTAGACTCTCTATTAATATAAATTTATATAAGCTTGCTTTATTGAGACCTTTAAGTGTCTCAATAATCTGTTTACAGTTTGGGCATCGTTCACTGTAGAAAAGATAGGGCTGTGACATGTTATTCAACTTTCACGAAAAAAACGGATTGAACAATAACGAAAGATATACATAGTAAAATGGCAAGTATTGAAAATGTTAAAGTCTCAAACCGTGGATTTGAACTCGAGTGTCAACTTCGTAATTTTCCGGTATCATTTGTAAACGGACTTCGTCGCACTCTAATTGGAAATATTCCAACTGTTGTTGTTCGTGATGTTAAAATTCTGGAAAATACTACCCAACTTCCACATGAGATGCTAAAGCATCGCATGGAAATGTTACCTATTAAAGTATCTCCTACTGACTCGACGACTATTAAAGATGCTAAGATTGTACTTCGAATTTTCCCCGAAACAGAGAAAAGTGAAACTCGAACTATTACAACTGATGATTTTGTAATAAGTTCAGTTAATCCCGACATTATCATGAAAGATCGTGATCTTGATACTCCTCTTTTATTTCTACGTGTTCGAAAGGGAGAATCTGTTCATATTGAAGGTCGCCTTTCACTTGAAAACGAACAAGTATCACAGGTATGTACCGTAACGAGTGGATGGCACATCGATCCTGAACTTGCTAAGGAGGCTCGTAAAGCATTTGTTGATAGTGGAAATGATGTTCGTATCTTTGATAATTCTCTTGTTCAACGATATTACTCACGCAATGAGAATGGGCGTCCTAATTGGTTTGATTTTAGCATTGAAAGTATCGGTGTTTTGACCTCAAAAGATATTCTTACAATGGGTGTGAAAATTTTGCGAAAACAAGTTGAGACATACGTGAAAGACGCTCTTGACAATATTCAGCGTGAATCCGATGAGAATACCTACTCTATTTCTCTTGATCAGGGAGGGCACACTATCGGATATCTAATGCAGGAGGTAATATATAGTGATTCGAATGTAAACTTTGTTTCATATGATGTTCTTCACCCACTCAAGAAAACTATGATGTTACGGTTTAATACCACAAAGAAACCAGACTCTATCTTGAAGACAGCGAAGGATATGATTGAGGAATATTGTTCAGTAGTAGAAAAGAGCTTATAGAATAACAATGGAAGCTGGGTTTATAAGATTTGATCCAGCTAGTGAATTTGAAGTAATTGAAAGTATTGATTTTGAAGAAGAAATTGCAAGACCAGAGTCATTACGATTTTTTACTTTAGATGAACAGCTTAAGGATTACTTTGAGAAGGTTCTTCCTAAAAAAGGTAAGATAACTAAGTTTGAATATGAAAAAATTGCTCAGGAGGTCGATCGTCTACGAGAAATATACGAACAAGTTATTACTGTAACTGATACTGACTACACTGTTGATCTATCACGTAAAGATATTCACGTTGATTGGGTAAAGCCAATTTATACCGATCTAGAATTAACTTCATATTCGTATGCTTCCAATTGGATCCCTCTTTATAAGACTGGACTTCGCAATACCGCTAATTATTACCCACGTATGTTGGTCGCTTTACCAAAACCTTATAACACAACTGGAACGCAAGGTGTTTCTTATAGAAATGGCGGAGTGTTAGTTGATGATGATGGTAAGAATGCTATACATACACTTGGAACATATAAAAGAACGAAAGGAGTTGTACATGAAGATGGCTCATTTACAGTTGTTAAGTTACCAATTGCAAGCACAGCTGATGATGTAAAAGTTAAAGGATTTTATATTGAATCACGATCACTCGATATCCCAAATCCTCTTCCAAGTAATCCATTCCTTGCTTCAAATGCGCCTTCTAAGTTTATAACAGATGAATCACTTGATCGAGTATTTCCAACAATAGAGTCTATTATGACACATGGTGTTCCAAATACACAGTTCCCATATTCTGAAGGTAAAAAATTTCTTAAGATTTACGATGTATCATTATCGCAAATTCCGTGGAACCTATGGAAAGAACGATTTCCTCCTTCCGATACGATATCGGCTACTCCTACTATCATGTCAGTTGCATTTGCGGCACCTTCTGATGAGTCTGCTCCATCGAAGGGATTACAAGAAATCTATGTTAATCCATGGTATTCGGGTATTGAACCACGTTTTTGGTTATCAAAGCAAGAAGACAATGGTAGCTTAGTCGCAAAAATGATATTATCAAAAGCTGGTAAAATTGGGTTAGCTACACCTGCTATTATGTCTGAGAAGCCTATTACACCTCTAACATCGAGTACTCCAGAAGAGTGTTTTGTAGTAGACAGCTTTGATGCATTTTTAAACTCGGGTGTCTATCGATCTCCTCCATGGAAAGATGTAGACGCTGCAGTTGATAAACATAAGCCAATTCCAAGTGGACATTGTATTCCTGTCGCACAGATTGTACAAGAGCGTGCAGATGCATTACTTGCTGGTAAGTTAGCATGGAAAGAAACCACTGATACCGAACTTCTTAAAGAACATCAACAACTTCTTAAGTTTTTCCAATATGTTGAAACTAAGACGAAAGCACATATTTACGAGAAATATGCCGGTCAACCACAGTCTGATTTAAGACGCCAAATATTAGCACTTCTGAAAGATGATAACCGTATGCCTGTTGATAAAGCAGATGCAGTTGAAAAAATGGTTCGTGGAGCTGTCCGGAAAGATGAACAATATTTCGATGCAACTGACTCTTTTTTAGTTTGTGGACACACTCTCTCACACCTACGTGGTGACCTAGAGTTTGATGTACGTGCATTTTATGATAAATGGACTGCTATCGATGAAGGATTTAGATCGTGTAAATATTGCGGTGAGCAGATAAATTCTGATGTATTTGTAGCACAGGATGATTTTGACGAAGAAGGTAATGCGATTAAGTCTCATGATGTGTTGGATTCACCTTTTCACAGTGAGCCACATGTTGCATCTTTTTCAAACTCTATTAATAAGTTGAAGTCTGCATTTGTGTTAGATAATCCAGGCGAGTCAATTTTATATTTACTACTATCGCTTCTACAGGTCCTTCCTAGTGAATCGCAATTGCTTCCAGTAGTTCAGAATATTCGGGAATTGACTTCTGTACTGAAAGCCAATAAGAAAATTGATAAGACGGCTAAGGAACGTACCGAGGGTATCCTTGGTATAGCAGGAATGGTTGTGCTTTTACAAACACATAACCCGTTTCTTATTCCACGTAGATCATTTGGATCTAAGATTCTAAAGCTTACTGGATATCCTCGCGATACCGATGACACTTCTGATTCGCCTACACTTGATATTGTAATTTCAATATTAAAAACAACATTTGAATCATCTCCAAATACATTCAAAGGTCCAACAACAACTCTTCTACGTCTCGTCATATCAAAACCAAAAGATGTTCGCAAAGAATCAATTTTATTCATAAAACAGGCAGCTCAGAAATTCAAGACACAATTTGTAGCTGCTAAAGAACGATATGAAGTACCTATTGATACAGTTGCAACTGGACAAATATCTCTTCCAGTCCTTAGAATTGAAAAAGCATCATATTCTCCATCAGAGAGAATAGGAAAGAATGAACAAAAGTCATCATGTAATATTCCTATGCCAATGACATATATTACAGGACGCTTACCACCAAATGTAGTTCAAGAACCCATCATTCTATCGCCAACGAAACCATCTGAGCTAGCAACATATATTACAAGCAATGAAGAATCTCCAAAACTACTAGTGTTTACGGATGCAGAAATTCGCCGCAGAGCAGGAATGGGTTTCCCCAAGTCTACAAAGTTAGATAAACTAGAAACTTTTTTACGATCAGATACCGATGGAGTTGCTTTTCTAGGACTGCTTAATCGTATGCTGGACATACTATCGAAAGAATCATACACACTAGCGCGTGTAGTAGAATACAGATCGATGAGTGTATTTTTACAGACTACAATAGATAAGTCATTATTACGTGATGCTGCTAGGGGTATCGTGTATGAGCTGATACATGAAATAGTAAAAGATAAGAATAAAAGTGGATTAATGAATGCACTTTCTACTGCTGTCCAACGTGATTTAGTATTAAGCATGATTCTCATAACAAAAGAACAGGCTACCAAACAAGAATCTGATCTGCGCACTCGTGAACGCGAAGTTTTCAAGCAACGTATGAGAAGTATGAATGACACAGAACGTGAGGCTACTAAGATGTTACTAGATATTGGTATAGCGCCTTATATTATAACAAATGAAGATCGCGAGATTTTTGCTAAGGAGTATAACTTACCCGATCCAGAATCAGAATATCAACGTGCAGTAAATGAAGAAGATATGGATAGACCCGAAGAAGGATATAATGCATCGCGAGATTTAGAAGACGACCAAGCTGCTATCGTGGATGGTCACGAACAACAGGTTGACTATGGAGATTATGGTGATCGTCGTGAAGATTTAAGAGATCGTAATTATGAAGCAGTTGCGGATTTTGACTTTGATGAAGGATACGGGGTCTAATATAAATGCGTGTTATTAGTATTGGTAAAGCATGTAATGTAAAGTATCAAATTGATAAACATATTGGCAAACGCGAGACTTTATTTTTTGATTGGCTAATGACTGATATAGCTTCTGTCATCAAATTATTAAAATGTGAGTCAATAAATGATATTTTAAACATTGATAGTATTAAAGTAGATCCAGTTACACCTATTATTGACTTTAATTCTCGAATATTAATAACGTCTTTACCAAACTGTATATCTATACATGATATTCCGATTAATTTATCTAACAAAGACATTATTGTTTTTATTGATAAATACAAGCGAAGATACGAAAGACTAATTAATATAATCAAATCAAACGAAGAAATTTTTTTTATAAGATACGGTGAAATAGATTATGAAAGTAAAAAACTTTTTATTGAAACTATTCAGAGTATAAATAAAAATTGTAAGTTTACATTGGTAATAGTGAAAGAGAATCACTCTAATAATGTTATTCGTAGTGATAATTTGCTAGAAATAAATATAACGTATCCTCAAGAATTAGTTGATGATTGGACTACAGATTGGTTAGACTGGAAACTTATTTTTAATACAATGCATCAAAGTAGAATTTAAATAACTAAAGTATGGTATAGTTAAATGTATGTATACTTTGCACCACAAGGTGGATTGAATGATATGCTAAGCAATATAAAAAACACAATGGATTTTTGCATAAAAACTAACAGAACTTTATTGATTGATACTACTAAATGTTGTTATGATATAAATTTTTCAGAATACTTCTATTTTAAAATTATGCCTATAACCATAATTACAGATGTAAATGAAATCCGCAAAATAATTGCAGATGAGTCTCTAAGCATTTATCCAAATACTATTACAGATAGAAATATAGATAATTGGAAATTTATATGGGGTAATACATATGTTTATACTTTGAATGGAAAATACATGAGCTTACCGGAAGATGAATGCGGCGATTCTATAATTGTTCACTCTACTTGCGGAGGCGGGCGCGGAATTGAGCTATTCAAAAATATATTTTTTAAACAAAACATTATTGATCACGTTAAAAAAGAATTTGTAAAACTACCAGCAAAATATATTGCTATTCATATCAGAAATACCGATATAAAATGTGACTATAACTCTTTATATATTCAAAATATGAGTTTAATTCATTCATATGATACAGTATATGTAGCCACCGATGATCCGGAATCTTTAAGATTTTTTAGAGCCCAAGGATTGAATATCTTAAATTTTACAGAGTTTCCAATTAATCCTATGTGGAATCTGCATGTTTCTGAAGTTTCAAGTGATACTAAAATTAAAAATGTTATATGTGACATCTATATCATTGCCATGGCTGATAAATTACTATCAAATTCACAAGGTGGGTTTATTAACCTACTTCGTGATATATGTGCTAATAAATCGGTAATTACATCTAAAATAGTCTAAGACATTTTCATCTTTTCGACTTTGTAGTTTCGCTTATTGTAGAGAGATAGTCTTTCCTGAAATTGTCTACGGAATGCCGGATCAACAATGTCGATAATGAGCGGGTCAATTGTACGGGTTGCTTTTTCGGTGCGTAGAATTCGTCCAACAATCTGATCAACATCAGGACGAGGTGTTGCGATGATAAGAGTATTGAGTTTTGCGACATCAAATCCTTCTTTACACATAGAATAGGTTGCAATTAGAATTCGTTTCGAATCACACCATTCTGCTCGTTGAGCAGATTTTACATTTCTTCCAAGAATACACGCGGTTTCTTGAATCTCGAGAGGAAGCAAATCAAATAACACCTTTGTATGATCAACTCTATCAGTAAGAACAAGAATCTCTCGATGTTTTTCATCGTATAAATCTGTAAGAAGTTCCGCGATCAACTTATTACGAGGAGCATACTCGACAACTTTGTTGATCATAAGTGACGTAAACATCACACCAGCATGATTGTAGATAATATCATTATATGAAGAATCAGCTGGCTCAAATTCATATACTTCAACTTTCACTTTCGCGTCTACTTTGTCAGATGTATCAGACTTGTAAAGCAGAGGACCAAGAAACCAATTAATAACATGCATCAACCTATCTTTACGATCTGGTGTAGCAGACAGACCTAGCATATGTTTACATGTTAACTTTGGAACTGCTTGTGAGAATGCTTCTGATGCAATGTGATGACACTCATCAACAATAAGAAACCCAAATCTTTCAAATACAGATTTGGGATATTCTTTCATAGAAACACTCTGCAACATAGCTACAACAATATCGCGATTCTCTACATCTACTGTGTCTCCTTGGATAGTTCCAATACGGGCGGATGGGAGGAAAGCACTGATACGGTCTGTCCATTGGTCGCGGAGAAACGTGTTGTGAACCAAGACGATGGTAGGCAACTGGAGAACCGATGCGATGTAGAGCGCACAAACAGTTTTGCCTCCTCCGGTTTGGAGGGAGATAATTCCGTCTCGAGGTTCTGGTGTGAGGAATGAGGCAATGACTGGTTTTTGCCCGTCCCGAATAGACCCAGAAAACTTCCAATAATTGGCATTTGTTTTATTTATATTACGCGTTGTGGTTTTAAATGGACCATATGTTTCGATACCGTAATGTTTTGGCACATATATGTGATCAGCTGTTTCATAAAAGACTGGATATTTTTGAACATACTGTGGTTTCACAAATACAGAGGGAATATATGGTTTCACAGTTAGCAATCCCTTAAGAGTTTGTAGATTAGGCACATCTTTCTTTGCGAGCTGATAACCATGAATTGTAAGTGCCATTTACGTGAATACAGATTCACTCTATTGAATACGTTTTACAATAAAAACTCAAGGACTTATAAATGTTCTCACCAGCACTTGTAGAATTTTTAGGTACTTCTCTTCTAATAGGGTCAGTGTCATTTACAGGTGTTCCAGTATTGATTGTTGGAGCCTTAGCAATTGCAATTGGACTTGGTGGAAAAATTTCAGGAGGACACTTTAATCCAGCTGTAACTATGTGGGCTCTTGCATCAGGCAAGATTGGGCAATCTAAAGCTGTGTGTTATATACTAGCCCAACTAGCTGCAGCTATATTGGTATGGGGAGCAGGATCAATAATAAAGGTATAAAACGGATTCTTAGGTGTATAATTATTGTATAATTATGGACACTATTAAGTCATTTACAACAGTACATCACACAATGGACGATGATTCAATGGATACCTACAGCGGGTATTCGCCCAACGAGAGATATCAGAATTATATGAAAATTGTCAATACTTTGAAGTTCTTTGAAAACAACGGGCGCATTACGGAAGATTGGATGGAAGAGCATAGGTGGGTTATTGAGTTGTGGCGTGATTGGATAGACGATTATTCAACTATTAATCCAGAGTTTACCGAGAAGGGATTTCGCAAAGCATGTTGTGAAGCAGAGACACTTATATCATATCTTATTCGTTCTATTCGAACAACAAAGACATTTGATACGAAGGTCTATTACATTCTTCTTAATAAAATGAAATATATTTGCGATACTCTCTTCTCGGAAGACGAAATGGAAGACTTGATGAGTAACATGTCACTAAACTAGCATCGCTTTGAACAATAAACATTAAGTAAAAACACACGTAGAAATTCCCACGTGAAATAGCAAAGATGAATCGTGTTTTTGATTACAATGGTTCAATTGTAGCCCCTTCAAATCCGGTAAAGCAATTAAAGAAGGTGAAGAGGTCACTTGTTATTGACTCAGGTGATCGTGATATTAATAAGTTTCCCAAGAACAACGATATTACAATATATCTTCCTCGTGTTTATGAGAACGTAGTGTCTATACGTCTCATGGCAGCAGAACTTCCGGCTTCCCCTCTTGTATTAAGTACATCGGCAGTTGTTCCTGCAACAACATTGTATTACATGATTGACATTGAAGGTCTTAATAAGACCGACGAGTGTTCGCCAGGGGCTGATAGATCTGGATTTCCGGATGGTCACTTTGCTAAAATTCCCGTTCTTGATGTAACCAAGGCCACATTTTACAGTGATAGTAGTTCCCAACCAAACACTGGATATTATTCACCTCCAATTGGTAAACTTGATCGCATGCGTATTCGCTTTCGAACGCATAGTCATAAGGCTACTGGAGACAGTATTTATTGGAATGTTTCTGGCGCAGAATGGTCGTTAACATTTGAGATTGAAACTCTTGAAAATTCATTTGATGATTTTTCTAGTACTGAAACTCGTGTTATGGAACGTGCAAAGTAAAAATTGCCTTTCGGCTTTATTTATTACTCTGACATGAGATCTTGAAGAGATTGAAAGGACCCCTCACTATTACGAACATATACCTTCATACCCTCGGGCAGATCAGACAGCTTTCCATATGTCTTAAGATCATGTGGAACAACAATCCGAATCTGTGATTCCATGTTTTCCAATTCAAAGTGTTTCTGATCGACAACATGACCAATTACAATCGTATCATCTGGCTTATGAATCAAACACTTTCGTCCCTGAGGCGGAACCGGTCCGTTTGCCATCTCAAGCTCTGCGAAAATATCCGAGAAGCGATCGAATGCATTGTACATAGGAATCTCCACCGAAAGAGGTTCAACATAGCCAAGATAGTTAAGAAGATGTTGTAGAGTAACATACTTAGGAGACTGTCCGACAAACTTGTTTGCCAAACGAGACGCACGGTAATCCCTCTGATGAACACGATTAACACCATACAGAACATCATCAAGTGTACCACCAGCATCAGCTGCCCAATCAGCTAGAGTAGTGAACTCCTTGTGAACAGTGTAATCTAGCCAGACTCCCTTGTAAGGTTTACAGTGACGAACAGTGTTATTACGTTGAGCGGCACGAAACGTAGCCTCATCGGTAACATATCCAAGCTCCTTGCGGAGAAAGAAATAAGGATCATGCGTATCATGCTTCAAGCGAAGACCCATTACCTCGCCAAGAGTTGCTCCAAAATTGTTTGAGTTGTTCCACTTGTTGATTAGAAAGCGATTCATGTTTGCCATTGTTAGTGCTGTTAATAGCCTTAACAGTGGACACTGGTTAATCCGTTTTTAATGAATTATTTCATTCTTTTTCCTAGACTTACGAATGTATCGAGCGTAAACAAAAAGAAGACACCTGTAAAAATATACAGCATCATATCTTGTGATGAAGGGGATTCATATCCAACCTTGTTCTGCTCAATCATTCTCATGATCTGATTTAGTTTAATATCATTTGCTGCTTCTTGAAAAGAATTTGGAGCATATGCAAAGTCAGTGCCTCCGTTAGATGGATAAAAAGGTCTAGTAAATGGTTTCTTAATATCAGATTGGTTTGTCATATGTTCAATTGTATTACCAACTTTAGCAGGACCATAATTGGCTTCTGCCTCTTCTTCAGATCCTACAATTGGAAGACTATTGCTTAGATCATCGATAGTCTTACGATGTCTTTGCAGAGCTGCTTGTGTTCGATGAATAGGAGTAGGGAATACACGCCCTTCACGCTCAGCGTCACGGGGTTCTTCTTTCTGGCTGTACTTAGAAGCCATATTATGGTGCTTTTTAGGGAATGAGCTTCCCCATACTTCTTCTAAACTTGCCATTACCCACTTGTTGTGAGACAGATAGAAAAATATTAACATTCGGTTCAAACAAATGAGAGTATCTCAAGTAGAACTTGGCATAGTTGCACTATTAATAGGATATGTTGCTTTTTATACTCATCCGCCACCTAGATATTTGCAAGACTTTCTATCTTCCCCTGTAGGAGTAGTTGTAGCTCTAGGTGGAATTCTGGCAGTTACTGTTTATAAGAGTTTGATTGTAGGAGTCTTTCTTGCCGTAGCGTTTGTCATGAGTGTTAATCAAGTTACAGAATATATGGATCCCAAGGAACAAGCTGTTCAACCTAAAAGTGCTGGTGTAGCACAACCAGAAGCAACAGGAGCCCTCAAGAGTCTACTAGCTGGGGCAAAGCCTGCCTTTAAGGGAGATAATCGTCTTCCAACAACGGCTCAGAAAAAAGGAACCCCTCCCATGCAATCCACACCTTCAATTGCGCCTCCTAAATCTAGCCCACCTAAATCCGTTGAACATTTTGCGTCTTTCTAAGCAAGATGATAGAACATATTAATGCCATCGGTAGATCGCCTTTTTTTATTGGGGTGATGATGTTGCTTTTAAACGTCGGGAGTAGATTTATAACACATGAATTAAGTGACGACGATAAAGAATATAGTCAGAATATTCTTCTTCGTAGATTATGTATATTTGCAGTTTGCTTTGTAGGAACTCGCGATATAGTAACGTCTATTTTATTGACTGCTGGGTTTGTGATCATTGCTGCAGGTATATTTCGTGGTAAAGGACCATTTTCACGTGAAGGAATGCAAAATCCTGATCTAGCTATGCGGGCAGCTGCTGGTCTATCCGGAAGTATTGATCAACCAGGATATAATAAAGAAGAAAAGCCCATGTTTAAAGCTTAATAGTTACACTATTCTTACCAGTTGATCCACCTTTCTTAGGAGTTGTAGGAGGTGGTGTCATTTTTACATTTTTTGTTTCAACGTTGGCATTGACCGATCTCAATAGATCGTCAATATTAACCGGACCACTCATTTCTTTCATAGCAGGAGGCTTCATTGCAGCGATAGGGGGTTGCGGGTTAGGCTTAGTGGGTTTGAATCCCATATTCTTTGGTGGAGGAGGTCTTACATTCGTCTGCTGAGGAGGCGGTGGGATCATACCGCTCATAAAACTAGAAAGACCAGCTAGAGGGTTAGATGGTGGAGCATACGTTGCCTGTACTGGTGGAGCAGCCTTCATTCCTTGTGTTTGTTGTTGCATAGCAGCCATAGATAGCTGACGAGCAATATCAGGATTTGATTTTAGAATTTGTTCCATGTTAGGAATGGGGGCCTTCATTGCCATTTGATTTGTTAAGTGAACCATGTATACCATCATACATGTGCGAATAGGAATACGCACAAGTGGGTGCATCTTCAGCTTATCACCATACAGATCATAAAGTTCCTCAAAGTCTTCCTCCATATCACCAACATTCATCTGAGCTGATTCAGATAGTCCATCAAGCTTTAGACCAAACGCCTGCATTAGTGGTACATTTTTTGAACTCCATTCCATAGCAGACATTCCTGTAATATACCAATCGCAAAACTGTTTGATCGTCTGATCCATCGCCTTCTCTTTGCGGATAAATTCAAGCTCCATCTTCATCTCATCAATCGGCGAGTCGAGAGTGAAACGCTTACGCATGGGAACACCTAACTTCTGAAGACGATCAAACTTACGGAGAATCTCATATTTTTCTTTCATCATATACTCTTCTGACACACGTGGACTTGAATTCCCGAAAGGATTCGCATTCATGTTTCTGAGTCCATCATTAGTCTCCATAGGACCAGCTTCAGCAAATGATGGAACAAGACGAGGCGGTTCAGGTAGATCTGCTTCACCAAAAGAAGGTAGTTCAATGCTTCCTAGATCAGGAAGTTTGATATCTCCAGATGATTCTGTAATCTTGGGATTTGTTAGAAAGTCAACGCCGAGGATGTCAGCCATTTGTTTGAACTTACGAGTCAGTTATGAAAACTAGAACGCATTACTATAGTGAACTATGTTTATAAGAATCATCCCAGCTGTTCTCACCTACATACACATAACCATTTTCTGTTAGCAACTTTTTGATTTGTGATCGTCTTGGTTCTACGTAATTATGTTCAACATCGATTAATCCAAACGTATATTTATTAAAATCAAAGGTTCTAAGTATCTCATATTCAGATCCTTCTGTATCTAAAGATAGATATTCGATAAATCTAGGAGCATTATATTTATCTAGTAAATCAACTAGTGATACTGTGTTTACAGTAATTGTTGTTTTATTCTTATCTACTGTTTGTTTATGGCGATCTATGTGTGTAGAAATACCTGACAGTAAATGTTCATCATTTGAAATATCAAATTCAAGATTCAATCCACTTATATTATACACAGCATTATCACAGCACACAGAATTAGGCCTATTAATTTTTAATTGTAAAAAGTCACGGGGTATAGGCTCGACACAAATTCCTTTCCAGTTGTATGTTTTTTCTAGTAAATATGTGTTAGATAAACTGATACCATCGCTAGCTCCAATCTCAACATAAAATCCAGCTTGTTTATTGTTGTAAAACTTTAAGACATTAATGTCTTGATTTAGTTGAGATTGGGACATGTTTATATTTATCAATGTTATTTTGTTTAAACATATTTAGTAATTAACTTTAAGTATTTGATAGTACCATTCTATAGAAACAATTCTATGATTTAGGGTTAGTTTACAAAAGGAGGATATGTTATATAAATTTCATCATTTTTCACTACATTCTTCATATCAATCGTAGTAGGTATCTTATCTTTATTTAATTCTGGTGGACTTACAAAGAACTTTTTATGGACATATGTACACTCAAATATCTTAGGAATCACTACACCCTTATGGAGTTTGGTTCCACAACAGTTATTCGGATGAAAATGAATTAAAACATGATTACTGTTAATTTTGTTAAAAACATCAACTTCTTTCTCAGTAAAAGGAGAGTGAAATTCCATAACTATTTGATCAAACTTATTTAGCTGTTCGTTACTTAAACTATGTATCCACGGTATTTCTCCACCTTCAATGTCCATCTTAACAAAGATATTATCATTTTGAGAAATTAAATCATGAAGATTGGTAACACTATCGGTATTCTCAAAACCAATGTTTTTCTTAACAAACTCAATATCGTCATTTTTCTTCGGTAACTTATTAATAGTTCCATCAAATGCAACACATCTAGTATTGAATTTCTTGATAAAATCTTCTTCGAATGAAATATCATGATAAATTCCACCAGCGAGAAGAATTGAATACTTAGCATTTGGAACCTCTGCAATTACATATCCACCATCGTATTCCTTGCCGAGTCTCTTCTTAGGAAATGGTGATGAATAAACTGTTAGTACTGATGGATCCATGTATTTACTACTTAAACTATAAAAAATGAATTTTTGAGGTGTAATACATAGTTAGATTAAAATGGAACAACTTAAGCAAGTACAAACAATTCTTCGCAAGCAACTCGCAGAGATCGACGAGCAGATTGAAAAGTTAAACACGTCAGAGCAACCGAAGACATTAACTATGACTGAAATCAAGGAAACAGTAGCAAAATTTAATAAAAGTAAAAAGTGGAAGTCGTTTGTTCTTGCAGACTACGGTGTTGTTGATAACATTGTAGAACTTCTCAATGACTGTTATTATCCATTTCTTGACATCATCAAGACTAAGTATGTAAAGACCGCAAACATTAAGATTGGAAAGCGAGGAAGTATTGAATGGCAGACCTTCATGATTCGTGTTATCAAGAAAGTATTAGAACCCGAGACGTTTACCACTCAGGAGGACTATGACGACTTTAGCGATACTGCAAATGGATGTGATGAGGTTGTATGGGATACTGGAGTATCAGTGATTGATGAAATGGTTTACGAAAGTTAGCGTGTATTCTCTAGAACCCAAAGACCTTGTAGAAAGCAATCTGCTAAGTCGTCCTTCTTAGGATGTTTTAGCATAAATGTTTTTAGTTCTTCCGTTGGAACCAGCTCTGCGGCATGAATAATACCTGTTTTCTTTCTACCTTTGTATGTTTTAGTAGCGTCTTGCAGTGTAACTGTGTTGGTTAATTTATGAATAGCAGAAACACCCTTGCATTTATAACCTTGAGTAACAAACCACATATGAAGCATTCCTTGAACACATAACATACGCTTATCTGGTTGTTGTTCAAATGCAATCAAATCAGCGTTCTTCCACAGGTCTGCACGTTTCTGTAGAGATGATGCTATCGCAGGAGCTAGATCTACTACGGAACCTTGCTTGGCAGATTTTACACAACGCTTCCAAACACTTCCTGAAAAGGCAGTATATAACTTGTCCACAAGTTCTTTTTTTGTTTTCCCTGAAATATTCATAGGTTGGCTCATTATTAGGAGTTCTTCTTTCGTCTTCTTCATCAGAGTAGTCTTTGGGTATGTTGATCCTGAGACTCCCTTGTGGCGTGTACACGCATAAGTCTCTTTCTGTAGCCAACATGCTGGCTTCTTACACTTATGACATAGCGGTTTATCTAGACCACCTATCTCTGCCATTACATCAATTAAGTCCCATCCTGTAATTTTAAGATTATGTCTACTAGTTCCTTCTAGAACACAAAACGCAAGATTACGTAATCCAACATCAAATGATACAAGCTTCATTGTACCATTAGATGCAGTTATTTGAAAACGGAATTTACTTACTAGAGATACAGTAATATAAATGGCATTACCTACTATCACATATGATCAACTTCGTAACATTACATCTGATAGAACGAAAGAATCAGACGAGAGAATCATAACTGAAATTGTAAATAAGATTTACGAGCGCGTTGTACATCTTGCAGATATTGGATATTATTTTGTTGCATGGGAGTCAAATTTTGATTATTACAAATATAAGCACATTGTACTTGCTGCTAATCGTTTACGAGTATTGTTTCCAGGCGCTGTTATCGAGCAAAAACGTGGACACACAATTACAGTTGATTGGTATTAAGCAGTAGCCTTTAGAAGCTCAAGCAAAAGAGTCTTTGAATCTCGCTTTCCAAACGGAATGCCCTTTTTAGTTAGAAGTTCACGAAGTTGAGCTGACGTCTTGTCTTGTAGGTCATCGATGTCAGTAGGTGGTCCTTGTATAACTTCTACCTGTTCCCGTTGTACACTTACACGGTCGTCTTCCGGCTCCTGCTCTGTTTCTTGTTCTTCTAGTTCAGGAGATTCTATCTCTTGCCGTGTCTGTTCAATGTGAGTAGCAAGAGCAAGTGCCAATGACTGCAGATGCTGAAGCATGCGCGTTTGTTGCCAGTATAGATATCCAACCATTCCAGATAAGACAAAAACCATCGATGCTAATACTACAATAGTTACATATGTGAGTTCCATTTGGTTGATTAGTAGGAAGAAACGTTGTTTCTTTAAACGTATGATAATATAAATGCCAGGATCTGATGCTTCTCAGTTTACTAGATTTAAAAAATCTAATTCTGTTCAAAGAGGAGATACTCAAGCAAGTGATCCCAAGTCGGTTAACAGATTAACACAGTATTTATCTAGGTTAACTGCGGCATCAAGTATAAATGAATTCTTATCTTCACTGACAGATAATTCAACAATAATAAATACGGTTATAGTATCTACTACGACTACTATACCATCTGGCACAACTACTACAACTACGACTACTATACCATCTGGCACAACTACTACAACTACTTTACTAGGTGGTACAACTACTACAACTACTTTACTAGGTGGTACAACAACTACACTAGCACCTATCACAGCAGTAGTTAATTTTACCAATAGTTTAAGTATTATCAGACGTCCCTTTAATTTAGGTCCTTTCTTTATAATAGATTCAAGTGGCTACGTTCTTCC